TTGCCGTTGCAGTAGTCATTGCCGGGCACGGCGTCGAACAAGATGCCGATGGCGTTGATGTTCACTGGACCGCTACCCCAGCCGCCCAAGGACACGATTTTGTCGCCATTCTTGGCCTCGCGGCCGTTTCTGTAATGCATGCTCGTTTGCTCCATTGGATGCCGGCGACCGGCCGGCGCGGTACAGCGAAATCTGTCAACCGCCGATCAGCGGGCCGCCGGTGGGAAAGACCTTGGTGAGCGGTTCGGCGTTGGTTCCAATCGCGCCGCTCACCCCGCACATGACCGGACCGAGACCGCACGGGCAATCGCCATTAGGGCAGCAGTAGGACATCACGCCAGAGAGCTTTAACCCGCACTTTCCGCATTGAGCGGGTCCATACGACTGTCCCTGGTTCCACGGGATCGGCGGCGTGGGCACCTCGCCATTGCGGTGCTCGCGCTGCTCCTCGAGCTTGCGCATGCGATCCTCGATCGCGTTCATCCGCTCGTTCCAGTCCTTTTCCATCATTGCTCCAATGTGTAGTCATCGCTGCGTAGCAACTCGGCGAGCATCATGCCGGCGAATAGTGCAAGCACTGCCAGGGCGAGCAGCGGGCCGAAGATGGCCCAAACGAGACGAGTCATAGTCCACCTCGTTTCACGGATGCCACGAAATCGGCCACGTCGGGGGACCACGCCCCGTAGCGCTCGACGACAGACCGGAATTCCTCGATATCATGCGAGACGAGTCCGTAGATAGGCAGACCGGTCTGTGCGTTGAAGCGCGGCGCGCCATATGCGTCGAGCTTCTGTTTCACATGCGCGAGCTCGTGGAAAAGAAGCGCCTCACGTGTGATCGGCGGGACGCTCTCCCAAAACCCTTGGTCGAGAATGATCACGAAGTCGGGCAGGTAGCCGAATAGGCGCGCGAGCAGCCACTCGAACACCGGCCGCATTTCGCCCTGACAGGTCGGCTCGTGCACCGATCCGAGCACAAGCTTTCCGCCCTTGACCTTGCCGTCCGCGCGGAACAGGTACTCGATCTTGATCTCGTTCTCGCGCAGATGCTTGTGCTCCGGGTCGTTCATCAGCCGTTCGGCGATGATGGCCGGATGATCGGCGCCTTCCGGTACCGCGAAGGCGCTCAGGATCGCGTCGTCGACATCGGCTTCACTCACCAGTACGCCCTCGCAACGACATAGACGATGCTGAGCAGGAACACGACGACGGCCGCCGCGCGGACCGCGCCGATGATGAAATCGAAGACCTTGCCCATATCCGCACCTCCATGCGGACATGATGGCGTCACGATTCTTCGCCGGTGACGCCAAGGAAGCGGTAGTCGATACGGCCGGGTGCAGGTTCGGAATGCACGTTGCAGGCTAGCCACTCGGACGTGCTATGGATGTGAGCCAGCATCGCATCGTTGACGTTGGCAACGTCCCAATCTGTCGCCACTTTTCGCTCCGCGTCCGCTACGGCTCCGTCCGTCCACCCTTCATCTTCAATTTTGACTTGGCGCATCGACTTCACGCCACAACGGCGGTATGCCTCGTCGCGATCGACGGGCGGTATTGACGCCAGCCAGTCGAGTTCGGTCGCCGTCATCGTGCGCGGCGTCAGCGAGGCAATCGTCTCATCGAACTTGCGCATGAAGTCCCGACGCACGCGCAGCCGCTCACGCAGCTTCGACTCGTTCAAGCCGACGCTACCGGCAGCGACCACGCGCAAATGATCAAGGGTATCCCGCACGTCGGGGAACTCAGCGAGCCATTGCCGCAGCGAACTCTCGGCCACCTTCCACCGTTCGAGCTCGTCGAGTTCCCGCCAAGCGATGCGCCGCTTGAGCCAGTTGATCATCGGTCGCCCCTCCCGATCCTGTATCCCATCCACGCGGGTCCACCCATGAGCAGAAACATGGACAGCCAAACATCAATAGGTGGGCTCGTCTCAACGAGTGCGACCCCGATAAACAGAAAGTAAAAAATGAGCCCGTTGACTGGGCTCGTCGCGAAATTGAACGCCGCCCAAAGGAACCGCTTCATGATGCCGCCTGCTTCGACCGCACCGCATCGAGTTCGACCAGCGCGATCGTCGCGGCTTCAGCCGCGTCAGTCACGAGCCTTGAATGCGTGACCATCGCGCGCAGCGACGTCTCAAGTGGGCGCAGCGCGTTGATCTCGTCGACCAACTTCGGCGCGCGATCGCCCCAATACTCCTCAGCCCGCACGACGCCTTCGTAGTTCTGAATCAGTTCGCCGACGAGTTCGGGGTCAATCGGCGCACCGCGTTTGAGAGCCAGCTTCAGAGATTCCAGTTTCTTCGTGTCCATTTTTGCTCCGTGTGTAGTAAAAATTGCTACATCATAGCCGCGCGAATTCACACGGCCAGATTAGTCAGGCGCTACGAGGAATACGGTAGGCGACGATGTCAGTCATGCAGTGAAAATGGGTCCATCTCAAATAGTCGGCTTTCCATTTCAAAAAATGGCGACCATCACCCAACCTCACATCGACGACGGCGCTATCAGCTACCGGACATTTCCCGCCCTTCCACTCGATCCAGCCGTCAGCATCGGGGATGGCGTTGCTTGACGCTGACGGCATTGTGAATGTGCCAGTGAAAGACGGGCGGCCGACATCATGGGCGCGATCGATATCGACGCCCGGCGCCGAAACTATCTCCGCCCGGCGCTGTAGCTCGCGTATCTCGGCCGCCAGCGCGGCCATGTCGGCGCCCACGAGGGTGTACTCGTGATCCGGGGTGAGAATGTCGGCTTCTACGCCAGCTTGGTTCGCCTCTGCCATTCTGCAGAAGGCTTCGAGTTTGGAGATCGTCATCATTCGTTCTCCGGCTCGAAGAAGTGCCAGACGAAGTATCCGTCTGCTTGTTGGACGGTGCCGAGGTGTTGACCTGGATGTTCCCGCATCGGCCATCCCGTGCCGTACATAACAATCTCACGGCCTATGGTTTCCGCCTCAGGGTCGACGAGAGCCCACAGCTTCAGGCTGCCGCCTTGAAACTGAATCGATAGTATCTTCGCGCCGATAGGCATCGTCACCAATTGACGGTCGGTGACGGCTAAGTCGAATTTCCAGATTGAAATATTGTTCATTTTTGATTCGCCGCGTCCGATTTGCGCCCGACGCTCGGCCTAAAACTCAAGAAACACGCGCCGAATAAGGCTCAACGCGACCAAATCACCAGATTTACAATCTGATTAGAGTATCGCAATGATCGCGATCGCGACTAACCATCCCCAACCCGAATTTCCATGCGACGCGAGATACACCATGCCAGCAATGCACGGCACGACGACCGATACCTGTACCAATCCCTTGCTCATACTCCTTCCTGTTCGCGCTTGTGCGCATGCTCAAACCGGTTTGACTTGTTCGGCCACGATCTCGACCGGGCACTCAGGCGAGGGCTGGTCATTGCGCACGCAGCGAATGCCGGCGTCGATCCGCGTCTTGAGTTTGATGCCGCAACTGCAAATCGATGTCTCATCCTTCCCTTCCCGCTCGACGCCACAGTTCGCGCAGCGGTACAGCTTGCGCCCATCGAATGTCTTGCGAAACAGCACGCGCCCGAAGCAGCACCTGCAGCAATGCTCGGTGAGTGTCCACTGTGGCTGTTGATCGGTGTCACTCATGATTTTCAAAAGAGCCTGAGTTGCTGAGGCGTGCCGCGCATGGCGCCGTGATACGCGAAGCGCACGCGGTTGATCGAGTCGCGGAGTGCGGCGACGATGAGCTCGTCGAGGTCGGCCGACAGGGGCAGGTAGATCGATCGCGGATCACGGCCGTGCAGGTAATGCAGTGTGCGCGGCTCGAGCGACTTCAACTTGATCGGCTTGCTGCCCTTCGCGTTCTTGCCCTTCAGCCACTCGTACTGCCTGTTCTGACACGACACGCACAGGTGCTTGCCGATCAGCCGGGACGCGCGATTGTGGCAGCGCCCGCAGATCAACGTGCCTTTGAGCGGCGACATCGACGCCGCAGTCTCACCGGCGTGCACAGCGCCGAGAGGGCAGCACTTGCACCGCAGCCGCTCCTCGTTGTTCTCGTGATTGGCCTGCTTCCACATTCCCGCGCACGCCGGGATAGCAAGCGTTGCGCGCAGTCGTTCGCACCGGAAATACTTGCGGCCTGGAATCTCCGGCATTTCGAAGTAATCGACCACGTTGCGACCTCGTTAACCGTATTTGACTAATGGTATCACGAGACGGCCTAAGCCTTACAACCGGTCAATGCTGGATAGGTAAGAATTACCGTGGCTTTGACGCAACATAAGTGAGGGGTCGTGAGCGCTCGTGAAGCACGATGACTTGCGTAACCGAGGTAACCGAAATTTCGAGCCATGGTTACCCTTTGGTTACCGCCTCAAACCCTTGCTGCATAAGGATTCTGTATGTATATGTAACCAAGTAACCATAGATATATAAGGAGAGACACACAATACTGCTTACACATACATACCCAACAATTGAATATAATATGTGTGGTATAGTGTTCGTGGTTCTTAATCTCCTTCCGAGCCAACGCCGGTTTCCTGGTTACGTCTTTGATTTTTAAGGAAAATATTAGAAACCGTGTGCTCGGCGAGTAACCGTATGGCGGTTACGAGCATGCCAATCCATCAAAGGACACCTATGAACACTGAATTAACCGTATTGATCCGACGAATCGCCGGCAAACTTGAGGTTGGTCAAACCGATAAGGTGAAGATGGGCGGTGGCGTCGTCCCATCGGCGATGACGCTCCTACGCAAGATGGGGCGCGCTCGGCAAACCAAGTTCGATTCTGTCTATGATGGGACGTACCTCATCATCACGCGCACGCCACGCCCTCGATCTGATGTTGGTGATGGCGAGGATATGCGTGAGTCAAAGTACAACTTTCGTTCGCTGCGCGTCGGAGAGTCGATGACAGTTCCCGCTTCGCCGAGGGAACGTGACCGAGTGCGACAAGCGGCTAAGGGATTCGCGAGGCGGCACGGCTGGAAACTCAGTTGCCGCAGTTCAATCACCGGAATGACCGTGATTCGACTTGATCCTGAAGCCGTGTCATCGCCGAACATTCCTGCTCAGACACGCGACATAGAATGGACGCCACAGCCATATAAAACGAAGTATCCGTTCGATCAATTGGAGATCGGTGAATCATTCGTTGTGCCGTTCGAGGTCGAGCCAATGCGGGTCAATTTGCAGCAGCGCTGCTTTTACCACGGCCGTCGTTTGGGGCGGAAATTCTCAGTCACCGAGATTGAGCCGTGGCGCCCTACCACCCCACACCGCATCACCCGCACTGCCTGATAGGCGCGGCCGGGAGCTTCCGGCCGTTTCGTCTATCCATTCCTCAAATCCGATCATCAAATACAATCATCATATTTTGTACATGCCCTAGACTCTGAGCGTGGTTGATCATTTTTGATCGAAGCGTGGGACAGCGAACAGACGGGGAAATACGGCTCTGTTCGACCAATCGCCTCCCGCTTCGTGACACCACACTTTCGAGCAGGAGGGCACCATGCATCGCACGCTGACGATATTCGACCCGAGGAACCGCGCGCTCGCGATGGGGCTGCGGCCATTTTTCCGCGTCGACGTGTTCAGCCACAGTGGGCACCTCCTGGAAACGCACTACGTCGCCTATGACGACGTGCTCTGGTGCTAGGTAGGAGACCGCACAATGACACCGAAGGAACGGCAAGCGTGGAATAGCCGGCCGATGACCGTGCGCGTGGTGGAGCTATGTCTTGAGTGCAAAGTGCTCAAAGAAGGCGTGAAAAAGCGCGAGGGTCGGCTCCATGGCTACGGCGCCCTCTTCAAACTGCACTCGTGCGAGCGATGCTTTGAGGACGCCAAGCGTCGGCGTGAGTCCGAGGCTCATGCTGTGGTGACAGAGGGATGAGCGCCGCCGCCGAAATCTGCGCGTATTTGTCCGCGCACGAAACTGCGACGCGGCCCGAGTTGCAGCGCGAGCTCAACTTGAACGAGAAGGCGGTTGAGAGTGCGATGCGCAAGCTCGTCAGCCTTCGCATGGCCGAACCCACGGGTAAGTACCGGCGAGAGGGTGGACCGCGTCTATCGCCGATCTATCGGCTCGGCGCGGTACCGTTCGATCAGGCCGAGTTCTCGCGCTGGGCGACCTCTGTGCGCATTCGTCGCGCTCGCCCTTGTGAGGAGCAGTCCGACGCATTCGTCGCGCTCGGACGCGCGTTGTTCGGCGCGGCATAGGGAGACGCCATCATGGATTGGAACCGCGACATGACGGTCATCGATGGCCGTCTATACGCTGACGACCGCTGGCTCGGAACGTTCAGCACGCATGCGGCAGCGCTGGATGGATTGAGCGCCATGCGCGGCCAGATCGACGCCGCCAAGTCGCTACACATTACGGCTGACGACGTGGACCTGCTGCTCGCGATCGACGCCGACGAGGACTGAGATGAGCCAGACCGCACGCGACCTGCTCGAGCTACGCGCCGAGCATCCTCAATCGCTTGAGTTGCGCAGGCTCGCGCTTGCGTTGATCGCTGCCGGAGTAGCGAGCCAGATGTCCGGCTGCTGAACGCATAGCGAAAGCTATCGATTACTCAAATTCGATTAATAAATATCAATCGCCCCAAGTGCTCCTAAGTGTTCGTTTTGGCGTACATTACGTACATCGACAACGCGAACACAAAGGGGCAGCAAAATGAGCAAGCTGAACGACATGAGCACCGACGCTGAAATCTTCGCGGTTGCTAAGGAATTCGCCGATGCTCATGGCCTAAAGGCGGAAGGCATCTTCGCCCCGTTTGTGCATCCGCTGTCGCTGATTCATGAGGCCGGCTTGGATGAGCAATTCGACGCCTGGGTCAAGGCAGACTAACAACGCAATCACGAAGGGGATGACGATGGCAACGAAAGACTACTGGCGCGAAGAAATGAGCGAAGCCGATGCGCGCGACCGTCTCGGACCGGACCATTTTGATTGGGCGCTGGGGAAAGGTGCTGGCTACTGTGCTGGCCGAGCGTCGGGGTACTGGTACGCGAACGAACCAGAGCTTTATGCCGCGTATCGCACGGCAGAACGCATTGCGCTCGCTTCCGCCTAACCACTCCCGCTTCTAGGAGAACGATGATGCAGAGCAACCCTGACCCACGCGGCCCACTCGTAACTGTGTCCCATGTCGAGCGCGACGAGAAAGGCGTGTACGTCTTTGGAGCTTGCGGTCACATGAGCACATGGGCACCGCACGTTTCGATGCCGCAGAAAGGCGCGCAGTACCGTTGCTATCACTGCAAGCAATCCGCCTAACCACTCCCGCTTCGGCGGGCATTGATACCATGAGAATCGAGGAAAAGTTCAATCTGAAATCGGCAAAGCTTATCGAGTGCCAATCGACGGCCGCCGTATATTCCGGGCCTGGCAGTGCGCTTGGGATCAAGGTGCAATTTTTCCCAACCGACTACGATGATGGTCGAAAAATTTCACTTCACCTGACGCCGCGCGAGGCAATGGCACTTGCGAAGGAATTGATAGGCGCAGCAATCAATCGACTCTAAAACTAATTACAATACCATGACCACATTTCAAATCGGCCTTGCGCTGGGCGTAGCAATCGGCGTGTGCATCGCGTCGCTTGTCATCGTCGCGGCGCACGACTTCAAACGGGGATGCCACCATGAGCACTACAGCACGCGACCTGCTGGACCTGATGCGCGACGCATTGCCGTTCCATTGCCAAGAATGGGCGTCGCTGGGCTATCACGAAGGCCGGCGAGTTCATCGGGCGCGAAAGCACGCTGGCTGACGCTAAGTGGTACGTCGATCAACTTCGCGGCCGCAAATCCATTTAACAACCCGCCCGGTCCGCCGGGCCCACTGAGACCATGAACATGCAGAACATCGAACAATACCGCATCCGCGCGTGGGCGCGCGGCTGGAACGACGCGATGAGAGGCCGCGCGCCGCGCGAGCAGAGCTCCGGCTACGCGCTGGGTTACTTGGATGCTACCCGCTGAGACAGCCATGTTCGATCGAACCTACTACGATGCCGTCTATTACGATCGTCGCATGAGCGCGCAGTTCAAATGCGTGGATATCTGTGGTGAGGACGGCTCCGGATGTCTTGACGCGCCACAAAGAATCCCGGCTGGCTCGACAAGGCGGATTGATCGAAACGAGCCTCATGAAGCCCCGTTTGCCTCCCAGCACATTGTGCTCCGCGACGGCTGGGAGCCTTCGATATACAACCAATAAATACGACCATGAAAAACCAAATCGAACGCCTGCGTGCACTGGCGAAAGAAGCGCTTGAGCAATTCCGCGCGGAGATCGATGCCGGTGGCGAGCCGCCGTACCCGGCATGGGTCGATGACGTGCTCGACGTTTGCAACTTCGCTGAGCGTGCGATCGGGATCGTGTCGGCGCCCCCGTCAATCGCAGCCTGAATCGCAAATCGCAAACCAACGCCCGGCCGCGCCGGGCCAGAACACCATGACCACGACAATCACCAAAGAACCGCCGATGGAGCGCTACAGCTTGCGCGGCGAGCACGGATGCTGGGCGACTATCGCGCTACGCGGATGGGAGCGCCCGAGCACGAGCGGAATCATGCACGGCGGTGAAATCCTGATCAATTCCGACTACGGAAATTACGCCTACTCATGGGGCAACATGGGATCGACACTTAAATGGTTCCTCGTGTCAATCGATCGCGGCTACCTGCTCGACAAGCTGGCCGGCCTGTCGCTCTACGAATTCGACTTCGACGCATCGGTCGCGCGCGTGAGGCGCGAAATCATTCGTGAGCGACGCGACCGCTCCATCGACGCGGAAGAAGCGCGCGAGGCATGGCATCAGATTCCATGCGAGGACTGCGGCAAAGACCTATTCATCAATGCGCTGTTCGGCTGCGAACCGCTTGGAGACGAACCATGGCACTTCGTCGAGCAGCGCGAGAGGCCCGCTCTGGTCGGCTTCTACGATCACGTTTGGATGCCATTCGTCGAGCACCTGCGCGCCGAGATCGCTGGGGAGGCGGAGCATGCCTAAGAGCACCAGGCCCCGCAAGCCATACCGCCCGCGCAAGCTGCTCCCGGGCTACCTGCCGATGACGTTCGCAGTGCCAAAGGAGGCAATGACGAATCTGCAACTGCCGCCGCACACGGTGCTCGATGCGTTCCGGCGCGGTGTTGGCGACGAACCAGGATGGCATACCCTGGCGTGTGCACTGAACCTCGGTGCTGTGCTTGCGCGGCAGCAGCCAGCCGAAGCGCAGGCCGTCATGTCGCGCGCACTTGAGGCGATAGTCGAGGTGCGCGCACGCGCAGCAGCGTCTGGACGCTGGGGCGTATCCGGCGACGAGTTCCGCGCGATCGGCGAGGCGCTGACGCTTTCAAATGAGATTCAGGACATCAGCACGCGCCGTGAGATTCGCGACGCGCTCAACGTAGTCCTGGCAGAAGCGGTCCAATAATAGGAGATGAACTATGGACGTATTTGGGGAAATCGCGGCGATCTATCTAGGGTTCATGATTGTCGCGACTGTCATTTGCCTGTGTATCGTGCGCATCAACCAGAGCCGCCCGATGGACGAGCGTAACTGCTGGGAAACAATTTCCGAATGGAGCAACCGTCATGAGCGCAGCATCTAAGCAGGTACTCGGCGCATGCGTCGCCGCCTCCATCGTAGCCTTCACGGCGCTGCTCACGATTCACTCTTTCGGGGGATTTTGATGACGATCAGCACCGCCGAAGCGGCCGCGCGATTTGGTGTGACGCCCCGCCGCATTCAAAAGCTCATCCAGCAGGGCCGCATTCCGGCCGCCAAAATGGTCGGCGGCGTATGGATACTGCCGGAAAACTTCTCGATCCTCCCGCCGGCCCGCAGTCACCGCCCGCAGAAGATCGTGACCGTATAGCCCAAAGTCGTGACCCGAAAATGTGCAGCAGACCACACTTTCGGGGCCGAGCTATGCCTACAATTTCAGACGAACAATTCGAAGCGGCCACGCGCAAGAACAACTACGACCATCGAGCAACGGCCCGCGATCTCGGCATAGACAGTTCCTGGTGCCTGCGCCGGATGAAGAAGATGGGGATGCAGTCGGCGCTCGTCGAAAGCCCGGCACAATCAAATGACCCTGGTCGACTTGCCGAACTCGAGAGTGAAGTTCGCACATTAAGGTCCGCAATTTCCTCTGCCCGACAGGAAGCGCTAGACGAAGAATACGTAAAGCGAAAAATTCTAAAGCTGGTAGCCGAATCTGTAGAGCCGCCAAAATGGCTTGTGCCGAAGCGGTTCGCCAAAGATGCTCCAGGCGTCCCCACCCTATTCGCATCTGACTGGCATTGGGCGGAGGTCGTCGATCCACTGCAAATCAACGGTGTGAATGAATACAATCTTGAAATAGCGCATCGCCGGGCGCGCCGATTGATCGAGACAGCGATCAATCTCCTCAACAACCATATGGTCAATCCGACCTATCCGGGTATCGTATTTGCCCTCGGTGGAGACCTCGTGTCGGGCGATATCCACGAAGAGTTGATGGCGACCAATGAGGTCGAGATCATGCCAACGGTGCTTGATCTGTTTGGCGTGTTGTGTTGGTGCATCGAAACCCTGGCAGATCGGTTTGGGAAAGTCTTCGTGCCGTGTGTATCCGGCAACCACGGCCGCAACACACACAAAATCCGGGCGAAGGGGCGCAATTACACTTCGTTCGATTGGTTGCTCTATTGCTTCCTCGCCAAGCGGTTCGAGCAAGACAAACGCATCTCATTCCTCATTCCGAATGGCCCGGATGCGATCTACAAGGTTTTCGAACATCGCTATCTGCTCACGCATGGTGATCAATTTCGCGGCGGCGATGGCATGATCGGCGCGCTTGGGCCTATCATCCGAGGCGACCACAAAAAGCGTAGTCGTCAGACGCAGATCGGGGCCAGCTATGACACGATGCTGCTCGGTCACTGGCATCAATTGATCCAATTGCAACGTCTCATCGTCAACGGCTCGCTGAAGGGATACGACGAGTACGCCTTCTCGAACAACTTCGGCTTCGAGCCGCCGCGTCAAGCGCTCTGGATTACCCACCCGGTGCATGGGATTACGTTCAGCATGCCGGTGAACGTAGACGAGCCGCGCGCGGCCCCAGCGGCGAACTGGGTATCGTGGGCCGCCTGACACGCCGTCGCGACACGACAATCTGACTAGAGTCCTCCTCCGGTCAGATTGCCATGAGCCTTCCGCCTTTCTCAGTACGCATCTTTGAGCCGGAGTGCGAAGGCGTAGACATGATCAATGTGTCGAACGACGAGGACCGCGTCGTCGCCGAATCCTGTCGCTGGGTGCCATACAGCGAAGTGATCGACCTCGTCCTGCAAGTCATCCACGAGACGCGCGAGGCTTGTCTCAAGTCGCGGTAAGCTCCGCGCGCATCCGCGCCTCGAGCGCGCGATATTCCATCATATCTCGCATCGTACTGAAATGTGGGGCTTCTTCGTATGGGATCGGCCCTAAGATCGCGCCGTCGATCTGCCCGCACAGTTCAACGAGCTCGATATGTTCAAGCCGATCGAAGAGGATCGGATCGGCCGGCATCCACGCCATAGCCCTGATGCAAGTCTCACACTGCTCGCGTGATGGCAACACGCCGACGCCACCGAGGAACGACGCCCACACGCGGTCAACGTAGCGCCAGATAGCCGCCATACGCTGCACGACGCGTCCCCAATCCTCAAAGTCGGCACGCACCTTCTGGCGAATGTCCTCGATCTCTTCTGGCGTGGCGCTGAGGCGGTCGCAAACGAGATCGAAGTCACTCTTGAAACCCTTCGGCACCGTGATTTGGGCAGCCATCAGAATTCCTCCGTCTCGTTACTGTATGAAATCGTCGGAGAGCGGACATCATCGTCGATCAAAGGATCAAGCGGGAGGCTAATGCATTTTCCCGGGACGCCGTTGAATTTCACCGTGAGGTTACCGAACCGGTCAGCGCCTTCAAGCCGAAGAAGCACGCCGCGCAAATCAGCCTCAAACGAAGTACCTTCCATCAGCCGTTTGAGTTCGTTCGAATTGTTCGAGAACAGAAGCCGGTTATTACGCACCTTCATGCCGTGGCGCTCAAGGATCGCATTGGCTTTCGGGGATGCAAGGTCGACCACCTCCGTCGGCGCATTGGCGGCTGCGCGCACGAGTTCATGCACCGTCACCTCGATTCCGTTAAGGCGCACGTGTGACTCCATGAGCGCCGCGAGCGCACGCTGCGCTTCGTCTGTCTCATTGTTTTCGACATGCTCCGACCAGTCGTAGCTGTCGATCATGGCCTCGGCCTCGGGAAATGTGACGAGAGCGCTGGAAGTGAGCGCCCAAGTCCCTGCGAGCAAGGTTCCGTATTGATCGCCTTCGCGCTGGGAACCGAAGCGACGAGCAGCGACAGCCGAGAACGTTTCGATGTTCTCGCGGATGATCGGCAGTAGATCGAGCGATCGCCGGAACAGCTTAGCTGGCAGATTTCGATCGCGCTGGATCGTGTAGAGTGCCGCCTTGATCTTCTCCCATGTCCCTGCAGCGTCCTTGTCGTCGCGCTTCGGGCGCAGCGCCAGGACGGTCAAGCGCTCCATGTCGGCCTGGTGCTTCAAGCCCACCTGGATCGACGCTAGGCAGAACATTGAGCGAATGTGAAACGACATCGCTTCGCCGCCGGCGGTGCCCTTCAACGTGCGCGCCTGCGATTCGGTCGATGCTTGGCGGATCAGCGAAATGATCGCTTGAACGCGGTTTTTTTCGCGCTCGTCGTTCTGCTCGGACTCATCGAACAGCACCGGGCGAGCGTCGGCGCGCAGCGTCTGTCGGATGCCGGCCTCCGAACTATTGCCTTGCGCGAATACCTCCATGCCGCACATAAGCGGTTGGACGAACTCGTTCAACACCGTTGTCTTGCCCGATCCAGCGCCCCCCGTACACCAAATGTGAGGGCGCCATTTCAGCGCGCCACAGAGCGGTGCAAGGACAACCCAACCTGCGAGCAGCGCCGCAGATCCTGGCTTGGTCCATCGAAATGATTTCGCCACTTCGAGCAATTGAGCGCCTTCCTCGTCGGACAACGGCTCATCAGCCGGCTCAGGCAAATCCGCGTCGAGTTCGTATACGTAGCGCGACTTGATCTTCGTGATATCGGTCGTTTCGCCATCGACTGATAACCGGGCCCCGTGATGGAACACGAAGCGCCCTTCGTCGATCCACGCTCCGCGTCCGCGAATGCGGCCGATGTCGTAGATGCCGCGCGCCTCGGCTGTGCGCATGATGAAGTTCTGCGCGGCGCGTTTGTTGATGCCGCCCTTGTCGCCGCCAGAGAAATTCGCTTCCCACCAGTTAAGCGGCGCAAGCTCGATCAAGCCTGCGTCGGTGAAGTCCCCCTTCGTGCACCGCTGAATCTGTCCTTGGTCGTGCTGGAAGATGAAGTACTCGCCTCGGTTGTAGCCGAGAATTGTGAAATGTCCATTGCGCGCCGGGCCGTCCTCTTCGTCGTCACGGCCGTCATCAGAGCCGCCCTCATTGGATGGTTTGCGCGCCTTCTCATCAGGCGTCGGGAAATTCGGCTTCCCTTCCCACGGCGGGATGTCGTCGGCGCGCGCCTCAACTAGCACAGGTTCCGGCTCGGACACGCTGAACTCATCGTGGATATTCTCCGCGAGCCGCGCTGTCTTCGCGTGCGCGAGCAGGTCGAACCCATCCGGAAACGGGTCCGCCAAGTCCCAGCCATCAGGTACACCCGGCGGAGGCACGAAGAACTTCACACCTTCGCATTTAGCGCGAATCGCCTCAAACACGTCGAGCATAGCAATCGTGCCTGGTTGCTCGAGAAAAGGCATCAACTCGCCGGCCTTCGGGTGCTTGTCGATGTAGGTCTTCAGGTCAGCATCGGGCCACAGGCCAACGCGGCGCCCCCACAGCGGAGAGAAATCGGCGTGCTTGACGGCTTTGCCGCCGCCGGGCCACGAAACGACAACGAGCTTGGACTCTGGAACACCGGCCTCGATAAATCGAACCTGGGCCGCGTCGCACGTCTTCTCGCCTTCGACAACGATGACCTGCGCATTGGGATTGCGTGCCAGTTTGTCGAGCCCGTACAGCGGGCGCGGCTTTGGAAACGACAGCCAGCGCCATTCCATCTCGCCCGTCTGTTGGTTCGTGCAATAGACCTGCGGCATTACCTCCTTGCCGCCGCCTGGCTTGTCAAAACGGTAGACGTAGCCGATCAGCGAGCCATCAGCATTGCGGTATTCCCAGCGCTGCTTGCCGACGAGTTTTTGCCAATTGCCGCCGATCTTTCGATTCAGCACATCCTTGGGCGCCGGCGCGCTTGCCGGAACCGGATTGATGGCAATCCACTCTTCTGTTTCCGCGTGTTCGATATCGCGCTTCTCGCGCGGCGTCGCATCTGCCGGAAGACCGCCAGCCAGCTTTTGCACGGCATCGCGGAAGCCGATGCCCTCGAACTCTCGCACGAACGCGATTGGATCTCCATGAGCTCCACAGCCAAAACAGTGATAGAAGCCCTTGTCGGGCCTCACGGTAAAACTTTCTGATTTTTCGTTATGGAACGGGCACAAACCGAAATAGTCCGCACCCTGTTTCGCGAGCTTGACCCCGTATCCTTCGATGAGGGGCACCAAGCCGCTCGACTTCGCCTGTTCAATAACGTGCGAAGGCAAGTTCGCCATACTTCTCCTGCAAAGAAGCCCGCTGATGCATTGGGGTGCGCGACCACGCGCCAGCAGGGAGCGCTTCGGTAGCTAACCTAGGTCGCGCAGTAAAACTTACCTTGCGCAAATGCTGCGGTGCGCAAATTTACCGTGAGAACGAGTGAACCGATCCGTTGACTACAAGCATTAAATTCCGTCTGTTCGCGCCATGACGCAAAACGCCGGAAAATGCGCCCGGAATGTTGCAGATTGTATCCGCGTTTTTGAGCAATGGTCCGATGACTTATGGCAGCGTTGCTTTCACGCAAAAGTCACGAACGAGCCCTTGCGCGACGGCCGGAGAATTGGCAAAGCCGGCGATGCCGCCGGCGGCGCGCACACGGTCGACGAAGTTGATTTGCTCCTCGCGCTTGTTGCCGCCGCCGGATTCTTTCGTCTCGATCGCTGTGAACACGGCAACGTGGTGGCCGACCATTTCCGGCGTAATCTCGACAGTCGTCCAGCCGATCAGGTCGGAGGTGCCGACTAAAGGATCGCCATTAGGCATGCCGAATCCGAGTGCGACCGGGCGGCCGCCGATGACGAGCACGTTGCCGTCAGGTTGGCGCACGCCCTTGCCTACGTATCCCTTCCCGGTATTGACGCGGAATAGCGTGCAGCCGAGCGCGGCGACAGCGAGCCAAGTCGCTCGCAAAACGTTCGACTCGCGCATGTCAGGCGCTCGCGTTCGAATCGGCGATCAGTCGCGCGTCGGCTTCGAGGGCGCCGTGCTCGACCATGCCGTCGGCATGCGAGTCGGCGATCGTGTAATGCTTGGGATCCTTGCCCGCGTGAAGCACTTTCAGCCGATCGACGTGTGGCGTTATCGCCTTGAGCATTTCGAGATAGCCACCAGCCACCATGCGGTCATCGTTCAGTTTGCCGGCGGCCTGAGCGTCGACGAGGATTGCGATGCACGCGAGCGCGTGCGCGAAATGGGGCAGTCCGCTATCCTCGTCGCAGTCTTGCCCCTCGAACCATTTGTCGAGGTGCCGCTTCGCCGCATCGATGTAGATGGATGCCCGAACTCCAGCGACGCGCCAATTGGTGCGGCCGTACTTGAGCATCCCGTCGAGGAGACCGAGACAGCCAAGGGCTGTCGCGGTATTGGGCCATAGGTGGAGCGGTAGTTTGCCGCTGCCGATCGCGTCTTTGGGGTTGGTGGGCTTGGTATCGGTCATGTCTCGGGGCGCGTAAGTGGATGGGCGCGCCCCGAGCGTCAGTTCCTAGAACGGCACGTCTCCGTCATCGTCCTGTTGTTTCGACGACTGCTGACGTTGGGATTGACCTTGCGCGGGACGCGGCTGCTGGCGACCATTATTTGCGTCACGACCGCGAGAGCCGCTGCCACCACCATCGCCATCAGGCTTACCGCCGAGCATCTTCATTACATCGGCGCGAATCTTCGTCGTGTAGCGATCATTGCCGGCTTGGTCCTGCCATTTCTGCGTCTTAAGCGACCCCTCGATATACACCGAGGAGCCTTTGCGCAAATACTCGGCGGCCACTTCCGCAAGGCGCCCCCAAAACTCGACCGAATGCCATTCGGTAACTTCTTTCTTCTCGCCAGAGCCCTTGTCCTTCCACGTCTCCGTAGTCGCGACGCGAATGTTTGTGACCTGATCGCCAGACTGCATGAAACGACTTTCCGGATCGGCGCCGAGATTGCCAACCAGGATTACTTTGTTGACCGAAGCCATATGTTCCTCACGTGGTAATGCGGCCGAGCCGCTAGAATTGCTCGCCCTCAACCAATTCGGGGTTCGCGGATTGATGCGCTGCGCGGTGCGCGTCGAAGCGCGCGCGCAGTTCTTTCAAAGCCTTCGGCTTGTAGTGCTTGAGGTCGGCGATCGCGACGCCGAACGTGCCGAGAGGAGTTTGCCCGGTCTCTTTGCGCCATTCCTGCAAGTCAAAAATCAGCGAGACGCGCAGTTCTTCTTTTTCCTTGCGCGCGGCGATGACCTTATCGGCACGGCCCTCTGAGTAGCCGATCGCCATCAATGCCTCTTTCGTCTGCGCGCGGCCTTGCTCGGCGCGTTGGCGCGCGCGAATCTTCTCCTCCATCTCATCTGTGATCTGATGGAGTTCGCCCTCGACCTGCTCAAGCTGTCGATTGTTGACCGGGTACTCATAGCCGCATTTCGGACATGCCGGCTCGGGCTCGTGACAGAAGAAGCACTTCGGACATTGCTTTACGGGTATCGTCGGTTCGTCCGCCTGCTTCTTGCCTCGCCCCTTCTTTTTGCGGCCGTCGAGCGACCACTCGCGCTCCCAATGGGGAAAGCCGTGCTTGGCCTTGAACTCGCCGTCGATCATCTGCCCGACGTTACCGACGTGATCGAGCAGCCAGCAGCCGCGCTTTCCCTCCGACGGCCGCATTACGCGCCCGATTTGCTGCAGAAACAGAGCCTCGGATGCCGTCGGCCGGAGCATGATGCAGCACTCAAGGTCCGGGAGGTCGTATCCCTCGCTCACCAAATCGACAGTACACGCGCCGTCGATCTCTCCGCGCCGCAGCTTTTTGTTGACCGCCGTTCGTTCGGCGTCCGACATCTGCGGTGCCCCGACGAGCAGTTCGAAGCGATAGCCGGCGGCGTTGAACTCGTCGCGCACGTGCTTTGCGTGCTCGATGCTGGCGCAGAACACGATCGCTCGTGCGGCCGGGCAGATCTTCGAATACTGCTCAACAGCAGAACCCGTTATTTTCGGTTTGTCGACGCGCGCGGCGAGTTCGCGTTCGTTGTAATCGCCGTCTTTTTTCTTTTTCAGGCCCTGCAAGTCCGGTGTCTCAAGCGACGTGTAGACTTCCGGCTTGATCAGCATCCCGCGCGCTATGAGTTCGGTAATGCTGGGCCCGAGCACCATCGTCTTGAATAGGCCAGCAGCGTGCTCGCCGAGTCCCTTTCCATCAGTTCGGACGGGAGTCGCTGTAACTCCTAGCATCGGCGGCCGCCCCAACATTTCGTGGAGACGTCCCCATTTGTTGCCCTCGACGACGTGATGGGCCTCATCAACGATGAGTAGTCGGCAAGGATACTTCCTCTTTTCAAGGCGAAGAATCAGCGTATCGATCGACGCGACTTGAATGAGCTTCGTTGGATCTGGCGTGAAGAATGGGCTAATCAGCCCATGCTCTATTCCAAGATTGCGTAGAGACGCCGAGGCCTGGAGCAATAGCTCCTTGCGATGCACGATGATGATGACGTGGTTGCCGAGCGCGGCGGCGTTCGATGCGATATAACTGAACGTGTAAGTTTTACCGCCGCCCGTTGCCAAGACGAACAGAACCGGAAAGTTTTTTGCGCGGAACTCGGCGCGCACTTCATCGACAGCGACCTGCTGATAGTCGCGAAGTTGAATGGTCGACATGGATCCTCGTAAGCGCGGCTCTAGCGTTCGGTCCGCGCCCAATTGTTGGGCGTATCTATACGGGAACTAATAGCTCACGACTCTTCCGCCACCGGCGCTTTGTGCTGCTCGACGACGCGCTCCATGTTGTCGATGATCTCAATCGTCTTCGGCAGACGCCGACGCCAGCGATCTGGAGTCGCGCGTGAGACGCCCGACTCCTTGCATACGACCGTCAGATTGATGCCCTTGGCGTGCGCGTCCTGCTCGATCTTGTCGATGCGCTCGCGGAAAACTTCGCCGAACGTCGGCTTACTCATAGTGACTCCTTGCCGTCAATTGAAGCGATTGTACTGTATTCGATCAATGGCGCAAACTTGATCAAAGTGATTGGGCGTGAATGCGCGTGATGTTGTAAGAATACGACATAGTATTCGTGAGCGGAGCCTTGCCGTCTACTCGAATTTGATCGAAAATGCGCCCTGACGAACATTTTTGATCAACATGAGGCGACAGTGGAAAAGACCATCGATGCGAGCGGGCGCGTGCTGCACGGGCTCGTGAACATGACAAACGACGAGTATCACGCAGCGATCGGCTATTCGAGCAGTCACATCAAAGACGCGATCGATCTGTCGCTACTGCACTTTTGGCACATGCATGAAAACCCGAACCGGGAGCCGGAAGAAAAGGACGCGTACAACTTCGGGCAGGCGACGCACACGGCAGTCCTAGAACCAGATCTACTCACCAGCACCGTTGTCAAAGCACCGCCGTTCAATCTGCGCACGAAGGACGGCCGCGCCGAGCGTGACAACTTCGCCGAAGAGAACGCCGGCAAGATCATTCTGCTGCCGGATGAGTACGAGTCGGTCCTGAAGATCCGCGACCGTGTGCATGCGCATCCAGTCGTGTCGGGGCTCCTGACCGGCGGGAAGGCAGAGCAGTCGTTCTTTGCGATCGACAACGAAACGGGCGAGTTAATCAAGTGTCGCCCGGACTATCTGCACGATAACGGCTTCGCGATGATCGACGTGAAGACGACGAAGAACGCGGCGCCAAGCGCATTCGCCAAGGACGCGGCGAACTACCACTACCACGTATCGCCGCCATGGTACTTCGATGTGCTCGAAACGCTCTACGGCGAGACGCCGGAGCACTTCATCTTTCTCGCGCTGGAGAAAGAACCCCCTTATGCGATGGGACTCTACTTCGCGCAGCCGGCGGACATGGAGCGCGGCCGCGCGCTGGCGCGCAGGCAGTTCCTACGCATCATCGAGGCGAAGCGCGCGAACCGTTGGCCGGACTACGCAGAGGAAGTCCTGCCGCTCGAATTGCCCGCATGGGCCAAACGCTGATGCGCCGCGTCGCCCTTGAGTTCATCGCCTTCGCGGCCGGCATGTCCGCGATCCTGTCCGTTCTCTACCTCTTCTGACCATCATGAAAATCGCAAAGATCAAGATATCGAACGTGCTCGGCGTGTCCGAGCTAGAATTCACGCCCGGCGGCTTCAATGAGATCGCCGGGCCGAACGGCAGCGGCAAAACGTCAGTGCTCGAGGCAATCAAATCCGTCCTGTCTGGCGGCCATGACGCGACACTGCTGCGCAAGGGTGCCGACAAGGGCGAAACAGTCATCGTGCTCGACGATGGCACCCAGATTAAGCGCCGCGTCACGGAAGCCAGCAGCACGACCGATGTGCGCCGCGATGGCAAGAAGATCACGCGGCCCGGCGAGGCGATCAAGGCGCTCACCGACATGCTGTCGGTTAATCCGGTCGATTTCCTGCGCGCGCCGAAAAAGGACCGCGTGCGTGTGCTGCTCGAAGCAATGCCACTCGAAGCAGACGCCGAGAAACTGTCGGGGATCGCCGGATTCGAGGTGAAAGCGATGCCGGGTGTGCATGCGCTGCACCTGATCCAGCAGGTTCACACACAGGTCTATGACGCGCGCACTGGCACCAATCGCGCGGTGCGAGACAAGGAAGCGACGATCCGCCAGCTTGAGGCGGCTGTTCCGCCGGCGCCGACCAGCGCCGAGGGCGACGAGCAGGAACTTGAGGCGAAGCTGTCCGAACTGAATGACACGAAGGATGCCGAACTCGATCGGATCAGCACCAAACTCGATGGGCTTCGCAAGGATCTCGGCGACAAGATCGAATCCCTGCGCAAGCAAATCGACAAGCTGAACGAAGACTTCGCCGAGTGGGAGCGCAAGGCGGCCGCGCAGCGTGAGAAGACGATCCAGAAGCATGTCGACGCGCGCGCGCCGATCGCCGAGCAACTCCTGGCGATTCGGAACAACCGCGACGCCGCCGCGCGCCGCGCGCAGACGCTGGAAACAATCGGCGTGATGCGCACCGAGCTCGAAGAGGCGAAGGCGGAGGCCGAGCGTCAGTCTGCCGCGCTTGATGAAATCGAGCGGTACAAGTCAGACCTGCTTGCGAGCCTGCCCATCCCGGGACTTGAGGTGAAGGACGGCGAGATATACCGCGCGGACGTGCCATTCGATCGATTGAACACGAGCCAACAGGTCGATATCGCGGTCGAGATTGCAAAATTGCGGGCAGGCGATCTTGGGATTGTGTGTGTCGATGGCATCGAACTCATGGACAGCACTACCTACGAGACATTCCGCGAACGCGCGCTTGAAAGCGATATCCAGCTTTTCGTCACCCGCGTCCGCGACGACGAATTCAGCATCAAATCCGAGTAATCACCCTCACCACCACGGAGAGAATTTTGAGTAACGAACTGGTACAGCAAAACGGCGCCGCACTCGCGGCCGCCCCCTTCGGCAAGATGATGGCCGCAGGCTCGAGCCTGAACGCCGGAGCAGTCGCGATTGAGTCCGAGCGTGCGATCGCCGAAGCGCGCGGGCAGATGCAACTCGCTAAGATGTTCCCGCGCGACAACAACGCCGCCTTTGCCGAACTGATGGACGCCTGCAAACTGCCGGCTCTGGCCGGAGTGGCGTTCTATTCTCGCCCGCAAGGCGGCAAGACCGTTACAGGTCCGTCCATCCGCCTCGCGGAGGAAATCGCTCGCTGCTACGGCAATTTCGAATACGGGCATCGCGAACTTTCGCGCGGCGACGGCAAGTCGGAGGTCGAGGTCTACGCTTGGGACAAGGAGAAGAATAACCGCTCCATCCGACAGATCACCGTGCAGCACACCATCGACACGAAGGACGGCCCGCGTAAGCTGCGCGACCAGCGCGAGGTGGACGACCGGATCGCGAATGTCGCTAGCAAGCAGGTGCGCGGCCGGATCCTCGCGCTCATGCCGAAGTGGATGGTCGAATCGGCAATCGAGGAGTGCAAGAAGACGCTCGCCGGCGACAACTCTGTGCCGCTCGCGGAGCGCGTGCGCAAGATGACTCAAGCTTTCGCACAGTTCGGCGTGACCACGGAACACCTCGAAAAGTATTTGGGCCATCCGCTCGACAAGACGCTCGCGGACGAACTCGTCGATCTCACTGGCGTATTCAACGCACTGCGAGACGGCGGTAAGCCTTCCGAGTTCTTCGGTGCCACCGAGGAGCAGTCAGAATCCGCCAGCGCCGCCGCCGCTATCACGCAGCAGGCGAAGGCCGCTGCCGGGTCTGCTAAGGCCGCTAGCGCAAAGAAGGCTGAGGCGGAACCCGCCGCACAGCAGGACAGCAAGCCGGAGAAAAAGGACGGCAAAGCGGCGCAAGAGTCCAAGCGCGAATCGAGCCACAAAGATGACACGGCGAAACCGTCGGTGGATGACGCTCCGCCGGGCAATGCAAAAGCCGATGGTGCGCCGGACCCCGAGTCTAATCAGGAAGGCGATGTGTTTTGACCCCCAAGTATTTTACGCCAGCCCAGGTGTATGAACGCTGGGGCGGACGGATCTCGATAGGCACGCTTGCCAATTGGAGATCAGCAGGAACAGGGCCAAAGTTCACTCGAGTAGGAGGGCGCATCCTCTACCCCTCGGAGGCTCTGGAGGCGTGGGAACAGCGACGAACTGTCACCCACACGGGCGAGTACCGAAGCGATCACTAGCACGGCGGCGGGGCCACAAACCCCGCCGCTTCTGATTCAGGAACAATTATGCGCATCTACATCGCGGGGCCGATGACAGGTTTGCCCCTTCTGAATTTTCCCGCCTTCCACGCCGAAGCCGCGCGCCTGCGCGCCCTAGGCCACGATGCCGTGAACCCGGCCGAGATCAACGCCGATCCGGCGAAGGGCTGGGCAGCGTGCATGCGCGACGACATCCGCGAACTCGTGACGTGTGACGCGATTCAATTGCTTCCTGGCTGGCGGTGTTCGCGCGGCGCGACGCTTGAGCATCACATCGCGGTAGCGCTCGGCCTTGAGATCATCATGCCGCCTATGGACGCAGTTCCGGCGTGACAAGAAACCAAGTGCGGGTCCAAACCGCACAACAAGGACATTTATGGCTTGGTCACCACAACAGAGCGCGGCGCTCGATGCCGTAGCTAAGTGGATTCGCAATCCGAAGGCGCCGCAGATATTCCGCCTGTTTGGCTACGCCGGGAGCGGTAAGACGACACTCGCCAAGCACCTCGCGCAAGGGATCGAGGGTCGTGTGTGCTTCGCTTGTTTCACTGGCAAAGCGGCACTCGTGCTGCGCTCAAAAGGCTGCATCGGCGCATGCACGATTCACAGCCTGATCTACAAGCCGGTAGAGGACCCGGACACCGGCATCGTCACGTTTGAGCTCAACTACGACAGCGACGCCACCGGCGCTGCGCTTATCATCATCGACGAGGTGTCGATGGTCGGCGAGGACCTGGCGCGCGATCTCCTGCAGTTCGGCACCAAGATTCTCGTGCTCGGCGACCCGGCACAGTTGCCACCCGTAAAGGGCGAAGGATTCTTCATCAATGCCGAACCGGATTTCATGCTGACGGAGGTGCACCGTCAAGCGGCCGAAAATCCAATCATTCGCCTGAGCATCGATGTACGCGAAGGGCGCGGCCTGCGACCTGGCACCTATGGCGAGAGCCGCATCGTGCGTCGGCCAGAGATCAGCAAGGAGGAATTGGCGCACGAAGTGTTGCGCGCCGATCAGGTTCTGTGCGGTCTCAACCGTACCCGGCAGACGTTCAACCTGCGCGCACGCGAGATCAAGGGCATCTGCGGTACGGTCGCGTCGTGGCACCCGACGCCCGGAGATCGGCTCGTCTGCCTAAAGAACGACCGCACCAAGGGCTTGCTCAATGGCGGCCTATGGGAAGCGACGGAGTGCGCCGTGCGCGGCAACAAGTTCAAGATCCGTGTGAAGTCTCTCGACGTGCTGCAGCAAGAGCATGTCGACGTGGAGGTGCTGGAACACTTCTTCCTCGGCACCGAGGGCGAGCTTGAGTGGAAGGTCAAGCGCTTTTCGGACCAATTCACGTATGGACAAGTCCTAACCTGCCACAAGGCCCAAGGCAGCCAGTACGATCACGTGCTTGTCTTCGACGAGAGCAGCGTGTTCCGAGAGGACGCGGCGAAGTGGCGATATACGGCGCTGACGCGCGCCGCCGAGCGCGTCACGGTTGTCATCTAATGGAGAATGTTTTGAAGATCAAGATCATGAAGCTACATCCGGCCGCGATCGTGCCGTGTTACGCCACCGACGGCGCGGCGTGTTTTGACCTGCACGCGCTGGGGGCCGAGTGGACGGACATCGCCAAGCGGGACGGAATCAAGATTGAGCCCAGCAGCGGACACGTGTTCCGTACCGGCTTGGCGTTCGAGATTCCCCCCGGCTGGGCCATGCTGATCTACAGCCGTAGCGGGCACGGATTCAAAGGCAATACGCGGCTCGCCAATTGCGTCGGAGTCATCGACGCGGACTATCGAGGCGAAGTTCACGTGAAGCTCGTAGCCGACGGCTATGGTGGCATACGCGTGTTCGACGGAGACCGAATCGCGCAGGCGAAGCTCATCGAGACGCCCCGCGTCGAGTTCGAGATCGTCGAGGCTCTGTCGGAGACGGCGCGCGGCACGGGTGGCTTTGGCAGCACCGGTCAGCGTGCGATGTCTGACCGCGAATGGGCTACCCTGCCGTCCAATCTGCGCGAAGGGTGCACGACGACGCACGTGCCTGGCGTAGGTGACCTATGATGAAGACGCCCGACATCAAGGCGGCGCTTCGGGCCCGCTTCTGCGCCCCGGAGTGGGCGCTCTTCTTCGAGGTAGCGGACGCAACCGGCGCACATCAGCGCCGCTGGGCCGACGCCGTGGCGATCAACCTCTTCCCTTCGCGCGGACTCGAGATTCACGGGTTCGAGCTTAAGGCCAGCCGATCAGACTGGGTGCGCGAACTGAAGAATCCTGAGAAATCGGCCCCGGTGCAGCGATACTGCGACCGCTGGTGGATCGTCGCGCCGGCCGGCGTTATTGCCGAGGGCGAGTTACCTCCGACGTGGGGACACTTCGAAGCGAAACCGGGCGGGACGCTGCGGCAGTCCGTCGCTGCACCAAAGCTCGAAGCTCAGCCGGTCACACGCGACTTCGTCGCGGCGATGCTGCGCCGAGCGAGCGCGGCCGACGAGGACATCGTTCGATCGGCCGTCGCCACCGAGATCAAACGGTTACGCCAGAGCGACGAGCAGCGCATCGTGCGTGAGATTGAGTTCCGCACTCGCCGCGCCAGCGAGCTGACCAAAGCCGTCGAGGAGGTTGAGCGCGTCAGTGGAGTGAAGATCGAAAGCTGGAATGCGGAGCATGTTGGGCGCGCTGTGCACGCCGTCATGACCGCTGGGGTGCTCAGCACATATGGAAGCCTCGACGGCCTGCGAAGGCAGGCAGAGTCGATCCTCAAACACTGCGATGAGGCGTTGTCGCTGTTTCCTCGACCGGCTGAAGAGAAGGCTGCGTGATGGCGCGTGGTGCGAGAGAGGGGAGTCGAACCCCTATACCCTTTCGGGTGCGGCATTTTGAGTGCCGTGTGTCTACCAGTTCCACCACTCTCGCATCTTCACGGACCGTCACGGTCCTTCCCGTCTGATCTTGCGCCCGACCTGCGCCCGAAATTCTGTCTCGCCTTCGCTGCAACCGCATAAAACTTGATCTTTTTTGAGTTGACAACCAGATTTTGAGTGTGAAAAATAGGGCTTCATGCAACTTCACGTTGGGTCATTAGTCTGCACGATTCCAACCACTTAGCCGTCTATCAGCGGCTCAGGAGATCAGTGAAGATCACGCTTGTTATGTCCCTTTTGCGCCCTAGTTGCGCCCGGGAAATTCGGGCGCATCACACTCACCCTGGAGAACTTTCAAAATGCCCAAGCTGACCAAAACCGCAGTCGATGCCGCTCAGCCCCCTCTAAAGGGTGACGCGTGGCTGTGGGACAACGAACTCCCGAGCTTCGGCGTCCGCATCCAGAGCAGCGGCCGCAAAACCTACGTCGCGCGGTATCGTACACACGCTGGCATCCAGCGCAAGCAAACAATCGGGCGTTGCACGGACATCGTGCCGGACAAGGCCCGCGATCTCGCGCGCAAGATATTCGGCGCCGTCGCCGAAGGCCGCGACCCGGCGATGGAAAAAACCGAACTCAAGGAAGCACCCACGGTCGCCGATCTCGAGCAGCGCTACATGAAGGAGCACGCGCGGCCGTTCAAGAAGGCCGGCAGTGTCGCTCGCGACGAGGCACTGTGGCGCATCTACGTGCTGCCGGCACTCGGCAAGAAGCGCGTCGACAGCGTGACACAGGCCGATGTGTTGGCGCTCATGGGATCGCTGTCCGAGCACCCGGCGACTGCGAATGCCTGCGTCGCGCTGCTGAGCAAGGCCTTCAATCTTGCGGACCTATGGAAGTGGCGCAAGGATGGCAATCCGTGCCGCCACATCAAAAAGTACAAAATCCGGGAGCGCGAGACGATCCTTGCGCCCGAGCAGATCCAGCGCCTCGACGCCACGCTGACCGAGATGGTCGAGCAGCACGAAATCATGAAGTCGATGGCTGACCTTATCCGTCTGCTGCTGATCACCGGTTGTCGCCTCAACGAGATCATGTCGTCGAAACAGGAATGGATCGATCGCGAGCGCTCGCTGCTGCTGCTGCCGGACAGCAAAGTCGGTCAGCGGCGTATCGCCCTGTCGTCAGCAGCGATGGAGATTATCAACGGCATCGAGGAAGGCAAATGGCTCATCCCGGGCCGCATTGCTGGCGAGCACATGATGCACCCGCAAGGCATCTGGAAGCGCATTAAGCAGCGCGCCGAGTTGCCGCCGGAGATGCGCATCCATGATCTGCGGCACACCGCCGGCTCGCTCGCGCATATGGCTGGCCTGACGCAAAAGCAGGTCGCGACGATGCTCGGCCACCGCCAGCTATCGACGACTGAACGCTACCTGCACGGCCTCGCAACCGATCAGGCGCGCGCAATCAATACGGTCGCCAGCGTGATTACGCAGAACTGGGCCCGGCAGCCCGAGGAGGCTATATGATCGTCGCACCTGTGACGTATCGTGTCCTTGATGCTGACGGCGAGCTCATCACCGGTGGCGTCACGGAACGCAATGTTCCTCTCCTCGACGTGAGCGCCGCGATGCGTCGGCTCAAGGAGAACCCCGAAACGGATCGAGAGCGAACGCCGGACGGCTGGACCGTCGAACGTGAGTAGTAAGCAGCGCCAGGACAGATTCCTGGCGTTGTTTTTTTGCACATCCCAACGTCATTTAATCAAATTTGATTATCATTGCCTCACACCAACAAACGGAGCAGGCAATGCCACAAGACCGCCGGTCGGAACAGCACAATGATGCCAACGTACAACGCGAGAGACTGATGTTCGGCACCGTGCGCGCGATGTACGTGATCGGCACTGCGAACGAACTGCTCGAACTGCGCAAGCGGAACGAGTCACGCCTCGCGATTGCAAAGACACAGCCGAAGGGCCGTCAGGTCTATCGGCCGGAATGACGACTGGGGGAAAAATGTCGACCGAAGATATCGCACAAGAGCTCGAGGCCCTGGACTGGGAGCGTAACAACCGACCGCGCGTGCAGCGCCGCCTTCTTGAGCCAGACGAACCCGGCTACGGGCCGGCCGAGTGCGAGGAATGCGAGATCGAGATGCCGCCGCTACGGCGCGCGATGGGACGACATCTGTGCACTTACTGCACTGAGCGCGGCGAGCGTCGGAGTCGTCAGATCCCCAGCGCTTTCTTTGCTGAATCGTAGAGCGCCAAGCGATCGGCCTCACCATTGAGGCCCCCATTGATCTTGCGCGTGATGGTTTCGAACTCACCAGCGTCGGCCAGCGCGTTTAGCCCGTGTATCGACCAGAACCAGCCGGCGGACTGTGCGGCATTTGACGGCGCCTCGAGCAATTCGGGATGCGCAAGCAGGTCGAGTTTGAGCGCTGCGCCGGCCCGCATATACATGCCTCGGCCCGTAATCTGAATCAGACCGCGTCCGCAGAATCGCTTGCCGTCGCCGGGCTGCGTATTGCCGAGTTCCTTCGACTTCGCCGATGGCGGCTCGTATGCGCGTTGCGCGGCCGTCGGGCCCCATAGTTCGCGCGTGTAGATCAAGTGCATCGACTCATGGCCGATCTGCGCGAGGAACGCGGCGATCCGCTCGGGCGTGTTGATGACGTACTGGTCGCATGTCGACTGCAATACGCCGAGCCACTTCGCCGAGGTCACGGGAGATGCACCGGTGCCGACGGCTACGATTGCGGGCGTCAAGTTCATGGCATCGCTATACGATCTTGCAGGGAATCTCCGCGTCCTCGTCATGGCGATAGACCGCGCAGAGTCGATGGTAGCCGTCGGCTAAAATCACCTTGCCGTGGCTGCGCACGAGCAGGATCGGCGACAGCTTTTTGCCGCTGTCGATCTTTGCTTCGTTCTTCGCTACGTGGCTGTTGCTGATGCCTAGAAGAGGGAGTGCTGAAGCCCTGAAGATGTCCTTCGCCTTGAAAGCGCACATCTCGGCATGCTCAAGCGCCTTGACGATGCTCTCGGCGTGCGACGCTTCAAAGATTAGGGAGAGATAGGAAAGCGCGGCTGGATAGTCGTGCTCTTCTGGAGCATCGAGCCAATGGATTTCGTGCTTGTTCACTTGTCGGCCTTTCTATCGATGCGCTCGTGGATCTTATTGAATGCGTCGCGCGTCTCTTGAGAGCTACGGTCGACGGATTCAATCAGGCGCTCGATCGAACGCTTTAGGTCGGTCACTGTCGAGGTGAGATCGTTTCGCGTGACGTAATGCTCGGCCGCTTGCAGTTTGAATTTCGCAAGTTCGTCCTTGGCGGACTCTGCTTCTGTACGTGCCGCTTGCACGTCGTGTCGCACGCTCTGAAACAGGAACCAAAGAATCGTGCCCATCGCTGAGCACAACATACTCACCACTACTGCGATGATTTGGAAAGCACCGCTGCTTACTTCCATCCGCCGTCCCCGGTAATCAATGCAACCGAGGACGGTTTCTTGTCTCTTCGGATTGCGAGTTAGTACAAGGCAATCCTATAGTCACGACAATCAGGCAATTGATCCGGTGATCGTGCCTGATGCGATGAAGGTTGGCGCGGCGTTGCCGTTGAGAGCGATCGCATACCCGGCCGGCCCCGGCGCGGCGCCGCTGACACCTCTGTTGTTGTAGCCGCCTTGTTGCCCTGGATTGCCGCCCGCCCCCGCATAGCCAGCAGTTGTCACGCCAATCGAACCATTCACTGGAGCGCTGGCCCCAGCCGCGCCCCCTGCTGTCGCCGTGCCAGCCGAGCCATTGGTCGCGCCGTATGGAGACAACGAACTCTGGCACGGTCCGCCGGCGCCCCCGGGCGTACCAGCGCCGCCGCCGGCACCCGCACCGCCGTCGCTACCGGAATTGCTTGCGCCGCCGCCGCCGCCGCCCAAGATGCTGCCCTGGTTGTTGATCTTGAGCAGCGCATTCATGCTGGCCGGCAACACGATTGCGTGGCCGCCGTAGCAGCCAGGACCGCCGCCACCAGTCGGCGCGCCATCGCCGCCATATCCTTGAATCTTCGCGCCCGAGCCGATGTTCAGATCAATCTCGGATCCAACTGGGAAAGCTGCGCCGATGTTGAACGCGCCAGTCGCCGAACTCGCCGTCGTGCTGCTTCGATCGGTGCCGCCGATCACCACGCTGGCGGAGACGTTGACGGTCACCATCACCTGAGTGCTGCCGTCCCAGTTATACGGGGATGCGGTCAGCACATTGTGCAGGTTGTACTCGTTCACATTGGCGGTAATCGGCACGACGAACAGTTTGATGCCGGTGTTGAGCGGAGGGACGCCGGCGAGCATTATGCGAACGCCTTATTGATCGTCGCCTCGATCTGCGTGGCACCGGGCCGCACGAAATACGAGATGACATCGATAGAGCCTGCCGCAGTCGAGAGCGCCGGGCGCGTGCCGCCGGGGAACAGCCATCCGCTGGCGTATGTAATGGTCCGGCTACCGGTGCCGTCTTGAGTGATCTCGATCGACCCAGCCTGCCCGGCAGACAGATTGGTCGGGAACGGCAGCGTGAAGTTCGCGTTCGCAGTGCCGTAGAAATTGTTGCCGGTCGAGAAATCGAGCGCTGGCGTGGCGCCAAGGTTGCCGAGATTGACCGGAGGTGCCGAGATTTTCTTTTGAAAGGCGATCCCAAGAGCACTATCAACAGAAGCGGCAAGTGCCAGCGCCGCAAGATTCGAAGCATTATTCAATCATCGTCCCAAACCTTTCGCTTAAATGCTGAGTTCTTTGTTATTGCGAATCAATCAGTCGTTACTGATGCAGAGCAATCAGTTCCGCTGCGGACAGTCCATACATGCATGCACAATTGATTAGGCATATTCGAAAACATATACGATACCTGCCGCGCCGGCGCCTCCTGCCGCGCTAGAGCCCGAATTTCCCGACGCGGCTCCGCTACCCCCGCTACCAGATGCTGAGCCCGCGATACCAGCTTGCGTGGCGGCGCCGGCGGCGAAGGTCTGTTGACCGCCTGAGCCAAATTTCGATTCTGCTCCCGCGCCGCCAGCTAGACCATTTTGGCCACTCAACCCATAAAAGCCTGTTCTTCCAATTGCGCTGCCCAAGTTCGTAGCGCCAGATATAGTCGGAGCAGCAGAGGGATTGCCACCCGCCGTGAAAACTGCGGTAGATGCGCCCACCGATGCGCCGCCAGACCCTCCCCCACCACCAGGGCAACTAATCAACGAGCCGAATGATGTAGTCCCACCGTTTCCGCCATTATTGCTGCCCGCCGCTCCCGCAGTCCCGGCAGCACCAATCGTGACGGTAACACCCGTTACGGCTGAGGGAATGTACACGCGAGCAAACGCGCCAGCACCACCGCCACCGCCGCAGCCATTCGTCACGCATCCGCCGCCGCCGCCACCACCGCCAACCGCTTCGACGATCTGCGAATTTGTTCCCGCTGTCTTGTTGTATGTGGTGCTTCCTGTAACTACCTGAACATTTAGCAATCGCCCAGGCGTGTTCGACCCCACCCACCGAGTGCTCGGAATCTTACCGCTGCTATCGCTGGCGGCAGGGTCAGTCGCGATTGTATCGCCACCAAACAGCGCGAGCGGACCCGCCATCGTGTCGCCAGACTTCTGCACTGCGTTCGCGACCGTGAAGGTCTTGAAAGCGTAGAGATTGAACGAGTCGTTGGTGACAGTCGCCGTCGTCAGCGTGATCGTCGAGCCATCGGCGGCGGTGTTTACGGTCGGCGGCGTACCGGAAGTGCTTGCGGCACCAGTGTCCGTGTAGGAAGTCACATTGCCGGGCGCATAGTAGACGTTCTCGCTGCCCGACGCTGTGCCGCGATACACACGGTATCCAGTGGCATTCGTCACGGCTGTCCAATTGACCGTATTGGCATTCGTCGACGAGACAGCCGTATTGCTTGCCGGAGGCGTGCCGGATGTGTTCGCCGCGCCAGTGTCGGTGAACGTCGTCACGGCGCCGACCGAGTAGTAGACACTCTCGGCGCCGGCTGCCGTGCCGCGATAGATGCGATAGCCGGTTGCGCCCGCCACGGCGCCCCACGTAACCGTATTGCTCGAGGTCGTGCCGGTCGTCGTGATCGAAACTTCGTTCGATTTCGTCGTCTCGCCAGAGGAACCGAGGGCGGTCACTACGTAGTAGTACGTCGCCGCACCCAGTGTGCCGCCAGTCGTTGAGGTGGTCGGCGTGTTTGCCGCTGGCACAGCAAGATGCGACGTGGCGATCGACACTTCGTTCGAAGCAGTCGTCTCGCCAGCCGAAGTGAGTGCCGTCACTTCGTAGTAGTAGGTGCCGGAGGCCAGCGAGCCGCCGCTAACAGCAGTGCTCGCAGCGTTTTGCGTCGGCGCCGGGATTGCCTGTGCGAAGTCTGCCGGCTCGAGGAGTGCGCCGTTCTTCTCAAGAAGCACATTGCCCGGCGTGTACCCAGTCGGCACCGTCAGCGTCTTGGTGCCGGCAGTCGGCGCGAAAGACGTGCGCGTGAGCGACGCTTGATTTCCGGCCGAACTTGCCAGGGCCAAATTGGTGCCATCTCCATAGATGAGCACCGCCGATCCTTGCGGGAGCGTGACAGTAGCCGGCGTCCCACTTGCGGTCGTCTTTCCAGTGATCGCGAATGCCCCCGTCGAGTTGTTCGCGACGATCCATTGCCCCGTCTGCTGCGGGAACTTCAGGTTGATGTTGCCCGTCAGCGCGCCGGTCAGGTTCAGAATCGCACAACCATACTGTGCCTGCGTCAGCGTAACGTCGGTGTTGCCAGCCACATTGACGGACGCCATGCCGTCAGCAGCGTTGAAAACGAACGCAGTGTCCGAGACGAGGTTCGAATTATCACCGCTCGCCGCAGTGGGTGCCGTTGGCGAACCAGTGAAAGCCGGGCTGATGAAATCGGTCTTGCCATCGTTGACATTCGTCGTATCACACCACAGGCTCGTGTTCTTGCCTTGCGTGACCACGATGCCAGTACCGGCTGCCGTCTTGACTGTGAGCGTAAAGGCGCCTGTCGTCTGGTTCGACACTTCCCACTTGGCGGCCGTGTTCGGCACGATCACCGCAATGTTTGCCGTGATGGCGCCCGTAAAAACGAGCGTACCCTGACCGGCCTGCGCCGCCGTCAGCGTGACATTCGCGCCGCCGGCGACGTTGATCGTCGACACGCCATTGACGGTGCCCTGCACGAAAGCATCGTTCGCGAGCTTCGTCGATGCGTCGCCAAAAGCCTGAGTCGGAGCCGTCGGCGAACCGGTAAAGTTCGGCGAATTCAGCGGCGCCATTCCTGGCGGCTGCGTCGTCCCGTTTTCTAGATTGTCGACGTGTTGCTTGAGGTACGCTGTTCGGTCCGCGAGGTTCAGCAGCGGCTTATTCGTTACAGCACCGACGCCACCGTCTACCGGATCGGTTGCTTCGATCTGATAGACGCCAGCATCATAGGTTGGGCTTTCGGGCTGATTTGCCATCTATCCGGCCTTTAGAAGCTTATGGTCCAGGACCCAGTGAAGCTCAGGTCCGAATTGAAATTCAGGGGCGCGCTCCGCGTCTTGCGGGCATATAGCGTCGTGCTCGGCGTCAGTAGCCCGAACTCGCTGATGGCGAGCCCGTATGCACCGGAGTCTGCGCCGGCGATTCCGAGCGAGAAATTGAACTGCACTTGGTTCGATGCGGGATACGAGACGGAATCGATCGCTTTCGTGTATGCGCCCGTCAGCGCCGTATTGCTGAATGCGGGTGCGATCGCGTTCGTGCCAAATCCGATCTGCGTGACGCTTTGATTCGTGACGGCACCGCCGAGCAAATGTGCGTGCATGCTCTGAGAGCCCACCACGATTAGGTTCGGCTCTTCCATCACCTCGACGAGCTCGCCCTTGCGATAGACACGCAGAACGAAAAGCCCGCTCGGTGAACGCTCCAATTTATCTAAAAAAGAAAGGCCCACGCGGTTCTCCAGTCTTGTTTCTGGATTGTCGCGTCACGACCATCAGAGCGATTCTGTTACCGTCTGGCCGCCCATATGGTAGATCTGGCTGTTGTAAGTCCGGACGCTGTTGTACTTATAGTTGTACGTGATCGTGATCGACTCAGCGTCGGTCGGCGCGCTCAACGTGTCGGCGAAACCCGCGATCGCTCCTGCCATGCCGAACGAATTGTCCGTTGGCGACGTGAGCGTATCCGCGAGCGGCATGCTGATGGCGATCGTCGAGAAGCCATCCGTCGGCGGCGTCAGCGAATCAGTCAGCCCACTGCCGGCCAACGTCAGCGCGAGTTGACGTAGATGCGTGCCTGCCGCGCGATATCGGTTGATGATGCCGATGACCGTTTGAGCGAACGCTGTTTCATCGCTGCCATTGAGCAGGTCATAGGCATACTGAACATCGAATAGCCCATAGAGAGGTTTGGCTGACGCGCTATACGTATGCGCGCCATTTCGCACGATCGCGCCGTTATACAGCGGGAACGTTGGGCCATACTCGATGACATCGGTCACCGTCGTTGGCTGGTTGGTGTACGCCGAAATCGCCATTTCGAGCGCGACGTTGTTCGAGCGCGGACGCAGCACTTCGGCAATGATGCGCGGCCCGTAGTTGGTGTCAGTTTCCCCCTGCAGGCGCGGAACGCCGTAATATCCGCCGAGATAATCGAGCCATTGGTCGGCGGCGGTCGTCGTGCTCATCTGCTGGAGCATGTTGCCGATCTGCGTTTCGGCCTGCTCTAGCTCGTTGGCTTGCGACTCCATGTAGGACCATAACTCGGACGTGTAACCGTAGAGATGGTCACCGTTCGATAGCGAGATGTCATTCGATGCATCGAGCAGCACCAGCGCCGACAGCGACGCAAGGTTCGACATATCAACGTATGCGATCGAATACCCCGGCTGAACGCCCAAATAGTTCGCGAGCGACGCGACCGTGTACTGTGATAGGTTGATCGATAGATTGCTCCCTGTTCCTCCCATCACGGTCGTTGTCAACGTGCCGTCGGAGACTTGCCACGTCAGACCGCCGTTGTATTGCAGTCGCAACGCGAGGAACTGCCCGGGATCCTTATCGAAGACCCCGTGCAAGAACGAGAGAAGCTTTTGCGTCAGCAGCATGTCATGAAATCAAGACGGTACCCGGCATCAATTTCTGAGTGAGCGCGGGCACGATGTTGACGAACCGAGCGGTCGAAATGGTCGGCGGCGCGGCGCCGGAAATGAGTCCGCTCGTGGGCTCCGTATAGCCGGTTCCGATGGCAATAAAGGCGGCGTTCTGCTTTTGCAGATTATTCGCAGCGGTGCCGACGTAGACATTCCAGCCCGTCACGCCAGCCAAGATCGATGGCGATGCGACCGTGAGAAGGTTATTCGCCGCAACTGCGAGAGAAGCCGTGGGTGATGCAAGTGTTTCGCCTTGCGCGGTCACATAGGTGATCGCGACATAGTACGTCGTCGCCGCCAACGTCCCGCCAGCAGTAGAGCCAAGCGTCGGAGAAAGTGGAGGTGTCACGTCAGACGGCAAGAAGTCATCGACGCCAGTGATCAGTTTGACCCGCTTGATCACTTCTGACACTTCGAACGGCGCGCCAGTGCCGAGCCCAATGATGTAGGCGTCGGCCGTCTGAGTCGCGCTTGCCGCGAGCGTGGGTTGATCATACCCGGGGAGCGCAGTGACGGTTCCCTTTAGGTTCATGGCGAGTTCGGTAGCGGCGTATGTCTCTACGTGGACGCCAGCCGCCTTCCACCCCGGCACCTTGTTCCCATGGGAATCGGTGTAGCCGTACAGTACCGTCTTCGCTTGCGCCACGAGCGCCGCCGATGTGTTCCCCACGCCATTGTGGATGTAGCAGTTGACCAGTCCGATCGGCTGCGTGTTGTCCGTCTCGTAGGGTTCGATGATCTGCGATGACGCAACGCGCTCGATCACGTTCCCGCTTGAGTCAGTAAGCGAAACGGTGCTCAGTCCATATTGCAGTGCGGGGACGGTAGCTCGCGCGAGAGACTGGATGTAGGCTGCGAAGCGCAATTGACGCTGGTCGTCGGTCTCGGCGTCCGTGCCGTTGATCCACTGCGACAGATTCGACGCACTGACGAACCCGGTCGGCACGGGCGATAGCGTGAACGCAGTATTCGCTGCCAGATTGCCGATTGATCCTGCCGTCGCGGCGCTCACCAACACGTCAGCATAGGTGTTGCCGGCCGGAATCGTGACGGTCTGCTCGGACGTGTAGGAGACAGCCCCATTCTGATAGGTGAAGACTGTGCCGCCCTGGATCAAAACAGCGCTCGATTGCGACGAGATCACTACGCGCACAAGGCCTGTCGTCGGCTCCGCTGGCAGCGCATTGAAATTAAATGAATTGTACGTCGCGACGGGAATGGCTTCTTTCAGCCCGTCGAGCATGCGGCGGTACAGTTCCTCGATCTCGGCCGCCGGCGCCTCAACGAGCGTGCGCGCGATCGCTCCTTCATTGAAGTCGGTCACCGCCGTTTGCGTCGACTTCATCCAGTTGATCATCGAGGCGACGATCGACACGAAGTCTTTCAACTGAAAGCTCAATTTCTTCTTCCTTACGTCGTTGCGCTGACGGTGAGCGTTTGGCCGGAAACGGGTTGCGCCTCGATCTGCACGACTGCCGCATCGTTGGCGACGACTGCATTGGCGGACTTGACGGCCTGAATGCGCGGGTCCGCCTTCACAGCAGCCTTGGCGTACTGAGCCACAAGCTGACCAGCAGTCGGGCCATTCACCGCGCCGATCATGCGCGGATGCAACGACCCGTAATTCTGATGCATCAGCAGGTCGCCGCGCTCAGTGTTGAGCCGGTTCTCAACCGCCTGCTTGAGATTGTCCCGTCCCGACACAGTGGCGAAATCGCCGCTTGAGAAAGAGAAGCGGCCATTCTTGAGCGCGATATCGGTGCCGAACACTTGCGCTGGATCCGTTGTCGTGGTGACGACCGGCTGCGGCGCAGGGACTTTGATCGTTGCCCCGGTGAGAACGACGCCGGCGCTGGCTTGGGTCGGATCGTCCGTGATGTACGGCGGCACCAAACCGTTGTAGTCGATGAGTTGCTGCCACAACGTCGCATCACCGAGTTCGCGCGCCGCGATAAGCTGCAGCGAGTCGCCGCGCTGCGTGGAAACAAAACGAAAGCCATACAGCGGCTTATTGAGATTGATCGGAGGCGTACTCATGCGGCGACGGTCATGCCATTCGTGACTTCTTGAAGTGCAGCGCCGAGCGCGGAGGTCGTCATCGGCGCCAGCACAGGATCATTACTGGCGAGCGCGGATAGGTTCAGTTGCGCGGACTGCGTAAGTTGCACAGGCAGTGCAGGCGTCGTCGGCGCGACTGAATAAAACGGGTTCGTGCCAGCAAGCGCACTGATCGGTCGGCCGCCATTCGTTGACGAGCAGTTTGATGCGCCGAACAGCGGCGAGTAATCCGGGTAGTAAAGCTGCTGATTCAGCGCGTTCTTCAGCACGCACCAGACGTTCATGTACGCGCCGGCGACCTGCAGCAGCAGCCCTTTCGAAAGAGTAGGCAGGTTCGCGACGGCGGCGCACGTGTGGAAAATGTTCAAGCCGGCCTGCGCCGTCATGCGAGCCACGGAAATCAGTTGACCGGCGATACCCGTTCCCGCAGTGATCGCACCTTGAACTGCCGAGTAAAGAGCAGAGGTCTCGTTCATGAACGCCTGAACTGGAGCAACGAGCGTGCTTTGGATCGCGCCCGAGATGTTGCTGATCTGCGCCGTGATGTCGTTGATCGATTGCGTCAGGCTCGCCAGCCCAAGCTGCTGTGTCGTCGCAGCATTAAGCAGGTCGCTACCGTTGAACAGCGAGAGACCCGCGCCAGGATCGACATCCTGATCGAGCACAGTCATCGCGATCTGGTACTGGTAGATGAGCGGACGCGAGCGCGAGCGCCGTAGCACGAAGTTGTTCGGAGCCACGACGACGGTGAAGCCATCGAGCGCGTCAGAAAAAACGAGTTGAACCTTGTCAGGATCTTGGCCGGCCGTGACCGCATTCAAGCGCGCGGTATGCCATCCGCTATAGACCTGATCGAACAACTGCTGAAAGCGTTCGCCGCCGTCGAGCCCATCAGCGCCGGGGCGCCAGCCAGTTGTACCGCTGATCGAGATTGTCGGAATGCCGGCGCCGAAGTTATCGCCCCATGCGCCACCAAGCGTCTGCTGGACGTTTAGGCGGGATGCGTCCGAGCGCGTCAAATCCTCCGGACGGATTGCCAGATTCACGGAGACGGGCGAGCCGCCCAGCGTCGTCTGGTCGTCTAGGACGAAGCTAATCGGACGCTGGTCGGCCTTTTGACTGGTCGGCGGCGTGGACATGCCGCCATTGTGGCGTCACGACAACACGCGTTATTTGATCATTTACGAGACATGTACTATGCTGAAGACAGCAAGAACTTTGGAGATGGTTAATGAAACCCCTCATTTTGATTGCTGCCGCCTTGATCTCCTTCGCGACAGCCGCTCATGCTCAGGACAACTCCCATGGAGTGGATCGAGCATGGTATATCGTTGCTCCTAGCGCTGGTGGATGCGTCGCACTGAATGTGGCGATGCCCGGCGCAAATGCGCCAGAGGACATCCAGCGCCTTGCGATCGCCTCCGGCGAGGCATCACGCCTCCGCTACAACGGCCCCGACATGGCGCTGATGGTAGATCCCACCGGGCGCACGGATACCATCGCGATGGCGCGCGGGCAATCCACGTGTGAGATCGCACTCAAGCTTGTCGAGGCCGCGAGATAGTCGGTTACGCTCGCGCGGCACTCGTCTCACCGCCCTGCGGATCGTCGTGATGGTGCGCCTTCACGCCAATGCCGTCGACCGTCACTTCGCCGCTCGTGACCGTGACGTTGCCGGTGATTGTCGCCGTCGAGCCAGTCCCACCCGAACCCGCCATGCCTTTCGTGAACGTGAAGAGTCCATTCACGGTGAGAGGACCATTGATCGTCGTTCCCGCTGATGCATTGAGCGTTACCGCGCCTTGCACGGTCCCCGTGACGGTGCCCTGAACGTTGGCCGTCACGTTGCCGCCGACCGTCGCCGACAGATTGCCGTTGCACTGGAGCGAGACGTTTCCGTTCGAATCGATGTCGACGCTTGCCACGGGTGAACCCGCATTGGCGACCGTCAGATGCACGTGCGGCGCGCTCGATGTGTTCTTCGTGATCTTCCAGTTACCGTCGAAGTCCTTGCCCGTCAGGTCTTCGTGTGCAGACGATGCGCCGATGCGGAAATACGTGCCGCTCGGATGGTACGCCTCGAAGTTGGCCGCCGCGTCGGTCGACGTATAGAAATCGGACGGATGCCGGTTGATCGCGCGCTGCAGGTCAGTGAATAGCATCTGACAGACCTGGGGATACCGAAAGCCGATGACGACCGGGTATTGCCCAAAGAATGCCACGCCAGCGAGCACGTCGCGGTCAGTCGCCTCGGTCAAGTCCCATACGTTGCCACTCGCCGGCGTCGATGGTTGAGGCAGGCAATTTGAGCCGCTGTTCGTGCTCGCATGAGGCGTAAGCACTTGAACGCCGGCAAGCTGCGAGCCGTCATCGGTCATGACTAAGTCGACTGAGTAGTCTTCAGGATGAATCGCCGCGACGCGGCCCCAGCGCAGGCTAGCCATTGCCGCTACTCACAAGATCAGAAAGAGAGGGCGTCGGCGCCATTTCCGCCAAGTATGGCGAATCACCGCCGCTGCCGTTGCGTTTGGCTCGCTCGATGAAGCCGGTGCCGCGCTCGACGATCAGCGTAGAAAAGAATCCCTGAAACGGGATGAATTCGTGGTCGACTTGGACGACGTAATAGCTTGAGCGGAACTGGCCGCGCCGCAGGCGAACATACATGCCGGCCTTGATATTCTCGTTCCCACGCACTCGGATTGCGCCACGTTCAAACAGCACATTGTCCTTGTTTTGGTTGACCATGATCGCGCGGCGATCAGCGGTCCAATTCGCCATCGAAGCGTTGCGAGTTGCCTGCTGCGCTTTAGGCAGCCCGCTCGCCATCGAACCCACTTCATCGCCGCCTTGCTGCGTCTCGCCGTACATGACGCGCGTTCCGTAAAGGTTGGACGACGAATTCGCATAGGTCCCGAGCAACACGGTATCGGCGGCCGCTCCTTGAATCGCGAATTGCTGCTGATATAGGCTGTCGACCAAATCGAAGCGCGGCGCGCGCACCCAGTAATAATTCGCGACGTTCGCATCCGATCGCGACACATTGAGGCTAATCACGTCAGTGTCGGGCAGATCCCAATACACAGGATTCGGTGCGTCCGACTGGATCAGGTTGCCGCTTGCATCAAGCGCTGGCACTGGTCGATAGACGCAGTAGACGCCATCCTCCCGATCATCGAGATAGAGCTCGTTCCAAATCCCCACGTCGCCATATGTGCGAAGCAGGTTGTAGATCGAGCCCTCCTGGTTCTGCGGTCCCTGTATGCTGGTTACTCCATGCGAGACCGTCATATCCAACTGGATCGTCGCCGGATTCGGAGAATTGCTCGGCATCAGATTGGCGAGATACGGGTTGAGGATGGTCTGAATGATCTGCGTGACGAAGTCGGCCGACTTGAGGATGTTGACGGCGCCTCCGAAGCGCTCAAACAGCTTGAACCCCGAAATTATGTCTTCGCCGATGACGTAGCCAGGAAGGTAGATGATCTGCAGCATCTGCCACAGTTTCCCGTAGTCCTGGCCGTTGATGATGACGAAGCGCTGCGGGCGCCCGTCTGAGCCCATCGACTCGCTGCGCGTGATCTCCGAGACGAACCCGCGCATGATGATTGTCGGCTTCTGTCCCTGCGAGGACGGAGGATCATGACGCATGCGGATTTCGATGAAATCCATCGGCTCAACGAGTCCATACAGACTCTCGAGCGTGGTGGCGCCGGCGTAGTTTCCCTTGTATGGCTTATCCGCGAGCGTCAGGCTGAAGCCGCCAGCCGCCTCGCGGACGGACTTCGATGTCCGCAATACGCTGTTCTCACCAAGAAACGGTGTTAGATCGATTGTGTGCGCGGTCCCCTGAAACCGCTGCGAAACCGGCGTGCCGTTGTCGAGCGTCGTGCGACTGATCGTTTTGTAGAGCGTGACGCTCACGCTCGGCTGATAGATTTTGACGCGACCGACCATTACATCACCCCGAACGCCATCGGCGCATTGACCTGCTTAGTCACCGTGGCCGCCGGCGCCGCCGGCTGTCCGTTCGGGTATTGCAAAGTGATGTTGTGCTCGAAGGCGAACCATTGCTTGTGAGGATCGCCCGCAGAGGCCGCCTGACCTCCGTCAGGCAGTGGCGTGCCCGCGAAATACGGCGTGTATCCACCGATCTTCGACACGTAGTCGTTCGTCTCGGAATTATTCCATTTCGACTTATCCCATCCCGAGTTGTAGGCGCGCAGTGCGTCGGCTTGGTTGCCGAATTTCGCCATGTTCTCGCGCATGAGTTCGCGTTGAATCAGAACGGCATCACGCGGGTCATCAGGGTCAAGCGTGCGGCCGAGCCGCTTTTCAAGCGCCTTTAGCGTTGACGGCATGACTTGCGCCAATCCCATAGCGCCGCGCGTGCTGCGTGCGTTCGGATCAAACGAGCTTTCCTGCATTATCTGCGCGGCTGAAGTTCCAGGCGTCAGGCCAACGATTCGATCGGTCTCAGCCAAATCCCGGAGTAAGCCAGGCCCCGCGATCGCCGCCAGCTTGTTCGCGCGCACCTTGTTTGCGGCAGCCGTCTCAGACTGCAGGTTCTCATAGGCTTGTTGCTGCTCCTTCGGATAGATCGGGCGCCCGAAATCGTCCACGGCACTAACCGCACTGAGTTGCCCGCGAGCTTTCGAGATGCGTGCGTCCGCCTCGTCATTGACGTGCTTGCGCTGCGCTTCGACGACCGCATTGTGCATATCCTCGGCCGTCATACTTCCGCGATTGCCGAAGGCGTAGAGCAGCGTGTCGCGCATGGTGTTCAGCGGCCCGATCATCTTTGAGGCCGCGTCCATCAGGTCCTTGTCGAGATCCTGGATCGACTTGCGCGTCTGCTGCCCTTCGGTTTCCTCCTGGCCGTACTTGGCGGTCAACTGCACGAGCGTGCTGCGCAGTTTCTCGATATCGCCCCCGCCTTGAGCCGCATCGAGCCCGCGTGCTTCATCGGCTGTCAGGCGCGGCCGCAACGCGCTCGCTTGGGCGTTCAGCACGTCGCGATTGCCGCCGACGATTTGCGCGAGCGCGGATATGCCGGTCGCTGACATCTTCGTAAGGTCGACGCCGCTTGACGAGAGGGCCTGCTGCAACCCGCCGAGTTTGTCCGGGCCGATCGTAGCGAGCGCCATCGCTTGATTGGTCCCGATGCCGAAAAGGTTCGACATCGCACTGAGCATGAGTTCCGGGTTCCCGCCATAGACCGATTGCATGCGGCGCATGACGAATTGCAGATTGGTCTCGCGTGAGTTGGCCGCTGTGCCTGGCGTGTTTAGGTGGAATTTGCTGGCAAATTGAGAGTACAGCGATCCTTTCCCAAACGTCCCCGCACCGGTGCCGAACGCCCCCTGCTCGCGCAGGAGGGCCGATTGAATCGGGTCCAGACCAAGCTGACGCCCGATCGCCATGTACATGAAGTTCTGCCCCGCTTCCCCGGCGCTGCCGCCGCTCAGGAACGCGCCATTGACGCGCGAAAGCAATTGCGCCGCGCCAGCGGGGTCAAGACCTGGCGTCTTAGATCCCACGAATCCAGCGAGCAGACCCGAGTAATCGCCGACATTCGCCGCCGTCAGGCCGAGTCTCGTTTGTTGAGAGGCATAGGACGAGATCGCCTGCAGCATCTCATCCGCCTTGGCAAAGGCTCCGCTCTTTGCGATCGCCTCGCCGATGTAAAGCGCGAGTTTCCGGCTATCGCTCTCGTTCGAGGTGATGCGGAACTGGCGCATCTGCGCAAAGAACGCGTTCGACTGGCTCGGATCGACGCCGAACGAGCGGCCGAAGCCGCCGCCGACGCGCACTTCCTCAGCGAGTGACTTGGCCGCGTCGCCCGAGATCCCGGAGATGTGCGTGAATTCTTTGCCGAGTTTCTGCACTTCCTGGTAATTCACGTCGATCGCATCCGACGAGGCATGCAGGCTGCGACGCAGCGTATCGAACCCGACATTCACATCGCCAAGCATGCGCTTGAGAGTGTCGTAGCCGATCATGTCGTTTTGCGCGGCACCAACCTTCGCGCCAACCGCGCCGATCGCCTTGCTGATGCCAATCGCGACGAGTCCACCCGCCAGACCGGCGAGGCCGGCCGTGATGCCGCCCGTCAGGCCTGCCGATAGCGCATTGTTAGCGACGTTTCCAACGGGACCAATCGATTTAAGTCCTGCGCCGACGACTTGTCGTCCAGCATTCCACCAAGGATTTCCTCCCGGCCCATAGTTCGGAGCAGCAGGAAATGAGACGCCCCCTCCTACATAGGAGACGCCTCCCGGCGCAGTGAAACCAGCACCTGTAAATCCAACAATTTTGTTGAATGCCGCGAAGCGCCGAGCCTCCCGCGCTACGGCGTTCCCGACCATCATGTTCCAATCAAGGTCGAGGAATGACTTTCGCCCCTGCCCGCTGCCGCTGATTTCTCGCGCGAAGTTAGGCGATGCTTTCTTCATCGCCTCGAACTGCGCCGTGATGCGCTTCAGGTCGTCGAGGGTCGCTCGCGAGACCGGATTGAATTTGACCTTGTTCGCTTGCGCGATGGACTGCCCGACACGGTTGATCTTCTCTGTGAGTTTCGACAACTCCGCATCGAGATCGCCGTCGTTGAGCTTTGCCTCAACTGGTATCTGTACACCGCTCATGCTTGTCCGTTGTGGTCGATTACCGTTTCCCAGTCATCACGCCCGCGCGCTTCGTTCTCCGCATTGATGCGCGCGATTTCCGCATCGATATCGAAGTCATCATCTTCGACTTCTTCTTTAGCCGGATTCTTGAGGTAGTAGTGCGCCCAATACTCCGTCTCGATTTGCTCGATCGTGCTATCGAGGAAACGCGGATCGGTCGGCGCAAGCTGGTATGTGCGCCGATACCAGAACTCAAGCGTCTGCGCTAACTCCCTGCCCGTCCGCTTCGCTCGCTTGCTTCGATCCGCTTCGAAAAGAGCCCTCCTTTTCGCGAAGGGCGACATGTACCTTCACGAGTTTGGCGTAGGTGTCGTCGTCGAGCGGATCCATCGCATCGATGTCCCATCCTTCCGGGGCCTCAACGGTGAGGACCTTGAGCACCGAGATCCAGCCGGCAACGTTGGCGAGGAACGGCGTCGGCGTTTCTACGCCTTCGGTCAGCCGCGAGAACTCAGCCGCGATCGCGAGTTCATCACGCATGCGTCGACGACCGAACGTGAACGTTCCGATGTCGTCGATTGTGATCTGAAAGTCGGTGCTGTTGGGTAGCCGCGTCATGAAAAGTCTCCGGTGCAAAGAAGAGGGCCGCCCGAAAGCGGCCCCGGGGTGGACACCCACATGCTAGTGTCCCGACGCGCCTGGGGCGCGTTAGATGCTCGTTCCTACTACGTCGAGCGCGTTGAACGTCCCGGACGACATAACGATAGCGTGCTTGTTGATATCCACATCTCCAGAGGCATACGAACAGCCAACGTACTTGCGCAAAAGCGTGCCGTCGTCCTTCGAATAGACCTCGATGTCGAACACCAAGCCCTGTAGCACGTCGTCGCCATTCTGCGCCGCGATTCCTGCCTGTCGCATCGACCCGGTGTTCAGCACCATCTGACTCACGGTCAGGGTATGGCGTGCCATCGAAGGCACGTATTCCTGAGCGTGGATATCTCCGATGCCGGACATCGCCTCGGGAGCGTAGTCGTCCGACATGCGGACCGACTGGATCGCCCCGATGATCTTCCCATCGAAAGTCGGGATGATCCGGTTACCGGAGCGGGTTTTCAGGTTCTGCGTTGCCATGTTCCGTTACCTCCTTATGCCGCAGCCGCAGTCGTCGTCGCTGTGCCGCTGAACGGAACCGCGAACACGGTGACGGGGATGTAGTTGATCGGCAGTACCGGAGAGCACTGGAACGAGACGGCCAGCACGTCGCCATTGATGCTCGCCGTGATGTTCTTGTACGCCGGGTTCGCAGCATCGCCAGTCAGCACGCCAGGACCTGCCGGAGCGGGCTGCGCAAGCTGGCGTAGTTGCGTGTCCGTGATGCTGACCGCGCGCGACATATTGACCGACGTCGCCGTCTGGCCGCGCAGGATGTCGAGCGCATTGCGCACGTTGCGCACCGTGAAGTCCAGTGCCGCCCCCACCGACTGCTCGACGCGGTTGTAGTTCTTGTTGTTCAGCCAGGTCGAAATCGACTTGACGACCTTGTAGCCCGTCTTCGTCGCTTCGACCGGTAGCACGCCAGCCAGGATCAGCGGATCGGTGTCTGTCGGATTGCGCAATTTTCGCTCAAGCCCACGGACCGACATCGACTTGTTCGTCATCGGCGTCCCGGGATTCGAACCGGCGAACATCGCGGCGATAATCGCCGCCGTCAGGTACGGTGAATACAACTGCAGGCCCGTCACCTGATTCGTGATGTCGTAGTCGTAGTACCCGATATGCACGAGCGACGTGCGATCGCTGTTGATGGCAAGCGCGTCCGTTTCGGCCGTTGAGTCCGTCGTACCGAGCACAGTGCCGCAGATAGCGCGCCGTTCCATGCGGCCGGTAGACGACATGTACTGCGCGTGCGCATCCGCCATCGCGACGATCGACTGATCGCCAGTGATCGGCGTGAGCCACTGCACGTCCGCGCTCTGGAGCGTGGTGAACGCGTTGGACCAGTTGGTATTGGTCGTCGTGCCATCGGAACCGCCAGCCAGCGGCGTGAACGGGATCGCAACCGGCACCTTACCGGCGTTCGTCGCGCGCGCTGCCGTCACATACCCTTGAGACGGGCCATTGAACCAGTCGATGAGCGCCTGGAGGTTCGCGGTGGCCGTGTAAAGCGCCGTCTTCACGTCCTGATTGGTCACGTAGTCGAGACCGTTCAGCGCAGCCGTCTGACCGTTTGCGTTGAGCACCGTTGCCGCGAAGCCCGGCACGACGTTGATCGCATTCACGAGCAACTGGACCGTCGTGAGTTGCGTCAGATCTAGCGTCGATACGGTCGTGCCGCTCGGGGCCTGCAGCGTCACCGTCGTTCCCGTGATCGTCATGACGGCCGATGCTGCCGCTCCGCTGTACTGGATTGAGAACGCGTTGCGGTAGATGTTGTCCTGCGTGTAGTAGCTGCTGCCATACTGCGTCGTGGCCTGCAGACCCTGCACCGAACCGGCTTGGATTTTGACCTGGATCTGGTTCGTCCATGCGCCCCAGTCGGCCGAGGTCAGGTTGATCGCCGCCGCGCTCGTCGAGTCATTCAGCGTCAGCGCCGCCTGCACGGCTGGATTAACGCGAATCGCGTACACCGTAGCCGGACCGCCGGTCTCGTCACTCGGCGAGAAAGCCTTCATGACGGCCGTCAGCAATTCGCCGCTACGCAGAACCGCCTGCGCCTGTTGCGGGCTGCCGAACGCCAACACCGTGTTCGGCTGACCACCGGTCGCGAGGCCGAGATAGGCGACGTTGTTGCCGACGCTCAGATTTTGGTTCGCCATTGCGGAATCGTCGACCACCGACATCGTGGCGGGCGAGATCCAAAGGCGACCATTGAAGAAGTAGGCCATCTTTTATCCTCAGACCGGTTGGTTTGCGTAAGCCATGAACCGAGCCTGAAAGTTCGATTCAGTGTCCTTGATGTGCCCCGCCTTGCGCTCGGTGAAAGCGAAGCCGTGGATGAGTTCGACACGACCGTCGACCTTGCGGTCCGACAGGCGCGTACAGAACTCATCGAGCGTCACTTCGGGGCTCTCGACCGACGCCTGCGCGACTGCGGTCGTATCTTTGTTCGCCATACTCATCCTCTCAACGAAGCGATGTTCCAGTTACTTGCACATCCGAGAATTCGCCGACCTGATCGCCGACGATGACCGGTGCCATGCAAGTAAACGTACCGGCCGACTGATACACGTTGGCGGGATACTCTCCGCTCACCGCATCCACGTCCTGTTGCGTGAACTCGATCTCGATCATTCCTTTCGAATCGAACACCGACAGGTTCGCGACGACGAGCCGCCGCAATGCTTGGCGAATCGCAATCCGCTCGTCCGGGTTCTGCGACCATCCGATCACCGCGAGTTGCACGCGCGCGAGCCATCCTTCGCTCTCGTCCCACAGTGCACTCGCCGTTATGTCTTGCGCGGGTGCCGGGAAGACTTCACCGAGTGCGCGCTCGGCTGGCGTTTCAGACAGCAAATGGACCGTTACTACGGGCCAGCGAGTGTCCTGAAATACAGGCGGCGCAGTCAGAACTTGGATTGCGCCAGACAGAGGCGTCAGCGCCCCTCGCGATATTTCTACCGCTAAACCTGCCGCAAGCCGATCACGAACCACGGACAGTGCATCAGTGCTGCCGTCCTGATAGGTTGCGTTCGGCGTGACGCTGGCCGGTGTATCTGCCGTCCACACTGAGCCATTCCAATAGAAGGCGCAGTAGTAATACTTCGTGCCGTTCACGAGGCCGGTCGTATCTACGACCGATGATTCGTTGCCCTGGGAGACCAGCACGGAATTCGGATCTGTCGCGCTCGGAAACGTCCCTGTCGTGTTGCGCAGAACGTTCCAATAGAGCATCCCCACCGGGGGACTGAGAATCACCCGGACAGCATTGCCAACCGATAGGGGTTCCAGCATCGCGATCATGGATATGATGATGCCGTCACGACCGATAGGCGCTGGCGTGACGCTATGATCGCGTCATGGCTGAGTTCAAAATCTCCGTCGATCTGTCCGGCGTCACCGGAACGGCATCCGATATCGTCAATCAGCAGGTCTTCCCGCTGCTGACGCAGGCCGTGCGCGCCATGGCAAATGCGACAGCGCAAAACTGGCAGCAGGCCGTCTATCAAGCCAAGCTATGGAGCGGCGAGAAAGACGCCTACATGTCGTCGATCCAGATGAAGATGACAGGACCGTTCGCTGCGCTCGTCTGGTCGGACTACAAGTACGCCGAGGAGATCGAGACGGGACGCCCTCCGCGCGATCTCAAGCGGATGCTCGACACGAGCCTGAAGGTTCGTACATCGAAGAAGGGGAAGCGCTACCTCATCATTCCGTTCCGCCACAATACGCCCGGCAATGACGCGCTCGGCCAATCCATGCCGCCAGACGTGTACGAACTCGCGAAGGAAATGGCACCCTCGAGCATCGTCGGACAGAAGCAGCGCCTATCCGGAACTGGCGCGTTCGATATCAAATCCAGGCAGCGCCTGACGGTGCCGCAGAACGTGTATTCTTGGGGCGGTCGTCTCGACTTCATGAAGGTCGGCAACTTCGAAAAGGCGCCGAACGCGAAGCGAATTCATCAAGGCATGTATCGGTTCGACACGACGACTCCGGGCGGTGCACGGAGTAGCGTGTATCTTACGTTCCGCACGATGGTGGAAGGGTCCCCGGGCTGGATCATTCCAGCGCAGCCAGGGCTCTATCTGGCGAAGAAGACGGCCGACGACATGCAGCCGATCGCCGAAGAGGCCTTCGGCGAAGCAATGAAGCGCACGCTCGGCTAGTTCGGCGCGTCGCGCCCGAACAAATCGAACCGGCGCAACACGACGCGCTTAGGCAGTCGCGCGCCGAAATGCTCGTTGCGATCGGACGGGTAGCGCCCCCAGCAAAAGTACTGGCTGTAGCGCGTTCCGGTGATACTGTAGGTCGTACCGGATGGCGGCGCTCCGCTCGACCACGTCAGCGTACCGTCCGAGTTCACCATCGGTATGCCGCCCTCAACGATGTTCTTGTTCACGTCAAGCCAGAATACGCGCGTGATCTTCTCGATCGGCTCGAACAGCTTCTCCTCCGATCCGCCGTGAACCAACGGCAGCGAGAAATAATCCGTGCTGTTCAGCATCGTTACGCGGTCGAATTGACCCATCTCGTAAAGCGGCGATGACTCGTGGATGGTGACCACTGCGTCGCCATCCTCCCACAGCCCCATCTGGGCCCATCGCATTTGGATCTGCTGCCCACTCATGCCAGCCGAGCCCGGCGTCGCCGTCGCGGTCCAGAGCCATGACTTTCCGCCGCACTGCGGGCACCCGGGCGTCGCGGCGCCCGAATTGAGATTGACGCACGGGCATCGATAGGCTTTGCGCCAGAGAAACGACTGGCCGATGTTGCCGCCGAGCCATGCGTCGAAAGCTTTGGGATTTAGTCGCATCTCACCATCCCATGATCGTGTTGCGCACGCCGTGGATTGAGGTCATCAGTCCACCGTTCGAGCCCTTCGGACCGTTCAGGATAGAGTCGATCGTGTCACGATACTTTTCCATGTCGACGCTCATCGATTGCGACAAGCCGTCAGCGCTGATTGATCCCGACTGAGGCAGGAAGCCGTCCTCAACGACCTTTAGCACTGCCTGCTTCTTGATCACGTCGATCAGTTCCGGGTAGGTCGTCCACGCGTTCTGAATGCCGGCGATATAGGTCAACTGGATCATGAACGGGATAGTGCGGCCGCCGCCGAGAGCCTGCATCATGAAGGCTGAAAGCGGCGCAGAGAATGCGGATGTGGCCGGCACGAGACGGATGTGGCCGTACTTCTGGTCGAGGCGGATCCAGTCCAGAGGAATGTCGAAGAACAGATTCGATGGCGCAGGATAGGCAAAGCGCATGCGCTGCACGCTTTGCACAGGCTTCTGGCGGGTGACGATGAAGCCCCACTTCTCGCCCTGAAAGAACTCTGGGTCGTAATCGTAGGCGGGATCGATATCGATCGGCACGCCAGGCTGCTCAAGCGCAATGTCCTCTGGAGTAGTCGGAGTGTAGGCGAAGAACTGTGTCGGCACGAGCGGCACGCGCAGCGTGTGCTTGATCTGCGATTCAGCAGCGACGACCTTTTCCCAAATGTAGTCGTCCGTCAGTGTGACGCCCGAAAAATAGTTCTGTGCAGCAAGCAGTAGCTGGTCGGCGCGCAGTTCCTCGACAACGACATCCTTGATGAAGAGCGTCGACTGCGTGGGTCCCGTCGCCGTCTCGACATTGATCTTGAACCGTCGCACGAGCGCCGGATTGGAGATCGTGAGAACGAGCAGTGCGGGTCCGGTCGTAATGGTGGCCGTATCGTTGGCCGTGAATGCAACAGCGACCACGCCGGCTGTCCAATTCGCGCCGGTTGCATTACTGCTACACGCTTCTATCGGAGTGAGCGACTGCAGCCCGTTGATCGTGAATAGCTGCGCATTGACGGTCGCGCTCGAATTGATTGCAACGGGCGCACCGTCGACCTGCACCGTGACTGTGAACTGGGCCGCTTGACCGGCGATGATGGTCGTCATGGTCGTCTTGCTTCAAAGAAAAAACCGCCGCGCGGAGCGTGCCCCGGCGGCGGCTTCGAGGTGGAGATCCCCGCCGTGACTTACGAGCGGTTGTTCAGCCCAAGCAATGCGTGTGCGGACGATACGACCGCAGTCGCTGCTGCGCCGGATCCGGCACCTCCGCTGAAACCAACCGTCGGCGCGCTCGTGTATCCGCTGCCCGGGTTGGTAATGACTACCGCTGCGACAGTGGTACCGCTCAAAATTGCGACGCCGGTCGCACCCGATCCGCCGCCACCTGTGAAGGCTACCGTCGGTGCGCTGGTGTAGCCGGTGCCTGCGGCCGTCATTGTAACAGCGACCACAGTGCCGCCAATGCCGTTCACGGCATTCAGAAGATCGTTCAGCACATCGCCGAGTTTGGCATCGCGTGCAGCCGGCATGCAGCGGTTCAATTCGTCCTGAACATTGCCGGTTCCGAAGTTACTCATGGTTCGTTACCTCACTTCTTGCCGGCGTCCGCGCCAGCAGCGGCCGGATCAGCAGGCGGGGTTGCGCCGTCCGCCTTGGCGGAATCCTTCGCGCCGACCTGCTTCTTGCCAGAAGGCTGCTCGGCGTCCGCCAGGACGTATCCAGGAATGCTGGCGAAATTTGCGGCCACGTCGTCGCTAATCTCTTCTGAGATCATGCCGTCACGATGCGTGACGAACTTCACGCCGTTGATCAGCTCCGATGCGGTTTTCAGAGTGCAGATGACTTTTGCCATGATGGCTCTCCTGAAGGGCGGCACCCGGAGGTGCCGCCATGTTTCGTTCATCTATCCTATCGTCCGATCAGAAGATCAGACGTTGAACGGGCGCCACGTCGCGGACGCCGGAAGGATGTTTTTGATGACCACGTGGTGACGACGCTTCGCGAGCCGCAGATAGCCGAACAGCAACTGAGCCCAGGGCACCGTGACGGTCTGCGTCGGGTAGAACTGGAACTTCATCATCGGCAGCAACTGGCGCCACGTGATCGCACCGGCAGACGGAGCTAGGTTCAGGATGTACGCCTTGGACGTGCCCGGGATGTCGTTGTTCAGATCGACATACGTGGTCGTCGCACCAGCCTTGCCGACTCGAGCCTGCAAGCGGAAGTCGCTCGGCGCATTCGTGCCATTCAGGCGGCCGCGATAGATCGCGTAGCCCGTTTCCAGACCGCCAGCCGAAGCCGTGATCGTCAGCGTGGCTGCCTGACCAGCGGCGACGGCCGTCTGCGCCGTGATCGTGCCTGTCGATTCGCCGCTCGCGTTCACGCCGGTGACGAGCCAGTAGTAGTTACCGGCCTGCGACGCAGCGAAGTTGCTCGATACGTTGCTTGCGGTCGCAACCGTCACCGATGCCGGCGCGAGGCCAGCGTTTGCCGTCGCGTCCGCCGAGTTGATCAACTGATAAGGCTGGAGTTGATCCTGGTCGCGCACGAACACATCGGGCATGTTCTTGATGTTGCCCCACGAAGTGCGGATCCCGGCGACCGGCGCACCCAGCGAGATACCGCCGTTCGGAACATCCGGCAGCGGCACGCGGAATGCCGGGTCAAGGCCCGTATCGAAATCCGCCTGCGTGGCTTGCGACAGGAACAGGTGCGTCGGCTTACCGAAGTTGCCGTAACCAGAGATGATCGAGGCCGCTTGGTTGATCAGGTTCACTGAAGCGAGCGACGATCCCTTGGCGTCAAGCACGTGATGACCGTCGATCGCGCCCGAGGCGATGCCCGAAACTTGCTGAGCGTAGATACCGTCGAACTCGGTCGGCACAACCGTCGAATCACCTTCGAAGCCGAGAAATTCAGCATCCGTCAGCAATTGCAGCGCGCCGTTCGAAGCTTCGACAGCTTCCGCTTCGACGATGTTGTTGCCCAGCGTGGCGACGAACGACACTTCGCGGCGGGTCATCAGGTACTTGACCTGACCGACACGGCGAGCGTAGTTGCCCTGCGCGGCGTTGACGACACCGAGTTCCGAGTTCGTCGAGCCGCCGAGACGGCCGCCGACGCTGTTCTGTTCCGTCCATTCATCGACCGTCGCGGTCGCGTTGGACTTGACCAGCGCGTTGAACAGACGGAAGTGCTCGTTCTCCTGAATCGTCGAGTACATCGTCTTGTCGAGCGACTGGATACGGAGCGCCGCACCGCCGGTGAACGTCGAAACGTCCGTACCGTAGCCGGCCGTCAGAGCTTTGTTGAGCTCTTCGACCGCATCCAATCCCAACTGGCCGGTGATGGACGCACCGCCGGCGATTTGGGGAAACATATTCGGGTTCAACATGGTTTCGTGTTCCCTGGTTGAGAAATGACCGGCGGCCCGTTACTGACCGACTACTTTGTTCACGAGCGCTTCGGGAACCGTCATGCCTCGGTTCACGTAGTTCTCGATCATCGCGACCTCGTGACCGCGAATCCTTCCTGCTGCTTGCGCGCTCAGCGCCTTGCTCAAGAACTCCTCGGGCTTCATGCCGCTCGGCTCCGACTTCGCCATCGTGGCGCCAGCGCCAACCTTGTCGTGCACCGTCACAGCCGTCTTGCGGCCGCGACCGGCGTTCGAGAGCTTGCCGACTTGCTCGGTCAGCGACTTGAGCATTGCGCTCTGGGACTTGATCAGGCCGAGCGCGCCCTCGAGCGCCTTGTGCATTTGATCCTCGCTCGTCTCGACGCGCGTCATCAGCGACTTGACGAGTTCGGTGCCGTCGATGCCTTCGACCTGCGAACCGTCCGCGAGCGTTACGGTGCCGAGCGATTTGCCCATCTGCTCGCCCTCACCCAAACCTGCGCCGTCGTCGGTCGCGCCGTCACCTTCGCCGTTTCCGGCACCATCCATGTCGCCGCCATCCGCAGCGGCGGCTTGGATCTTGTCGTCCTTGCCGTCTTCCGCCGGGAGTGCCTTGCTCATGGTTTCCTGTTCCGAGCTCAGTTCCTGAATCTCGGAGAGCAGTTGTTCAAAACTCATGGCTTACTCCGTTGGTTAAGACCAGTTTTCAAATCGCGCGCGAAGCGCTCTACCCACTCGGCCGCTTCGTCGAGCGACAGACTGAATTTCTTGACGCAATGCTTGACGAGATCCTGTAGGCCCGGGTTCTTGCCGACGACACCCTTGCGCATTTCGTCGGCGAGCCTGTCGCGGAAATCGAGGTAGTTTTTGACGCCGTGATCGAGTGACTGCTCGCGCAGCGCAGCGCCGCCTTCGAGCGAGGCTGAGTCCGTGCCGTAGCCGGCTTCGATCGCCTTGGCGAAGTCCAGGCCAACAACACCCCAACTCTTCGCAAGCGCACCGAATGGGACCGTCGCAACCGTCGGCACAGTCTGATTGACCGGCGTTTTGCTGAAACCGATGTTTGACCAGCGCACCTTCTTGATGAAGGCCTTGCGCGTGTTCGTCCCGGGATCGATCTCGACCGATTTCTCGAGCACGCTTCCGCCGACAGACGGATACCAACGAGCAGGCGGATTAGTTTCAGTCAGCGAACCCCAAAACTGATTCGCTTTGTCCGCCGATGCCCCCGTGCCACTGAAAATCTCTCCCTTCACGAAGGTCTTTCCATCGGCAAACTGCACGTCACACGGCAACCCTATTTCGTATGTGGCGTAGTCAGGTATGCCGGCCTTCGCGCCGATCTGCGTGAAGTGGTCGATATCCAAGTTCCCGTACTTCAAGTACCAATCGGCCGAATCACGCAGAGCCTTCTGCATGACGACTTCGTTCTGCTGGTCGAGCGCTTCATTGCTCGCCTCGATGTAGACGATGCGCTTCCCGCCCTCCTGCATGGGCGTTGCTTTGAGCATCGCCCCGATACTCAAATAGTCAGGGCAAGAAGCGAGCAAATCGCTATCGTTCATCATGGATGGAGTGTCGCGTCACGACCACGCCGCCGCGCGATCTTCATCACGCACTTTTTGTATATCCGGCCATTTCATCCGGCGTGAACACGAAGCCGTCCTTGCGCGGAAACGCCTGAAACATGAAGGTCGGACCCGTGCGCATGTGGATGCCGTGATCCTTGGCGCGGTGGAATTTCTCGTGCAGCACGAGCATGTTCTGCGGGCTGTCGATGAACTGCTCGGGCTTGTCTGGATCGAAGGCACGCCAGTCGAAGCCGCGCGCCTCGGTGATCTTGATGATCGAATAGATGAGGAATCCTTCGACGGGCGCCATCTTTTCCGTGGGCTGATCCGTGGAAAGGTCCAAAATGGGAAGTTCGGTGACTTCGCCCGTCGCGATGCCCTTGACGGTGTGCCAGCATACGGCGTCAGCGTCCGCCCATTCGCAAAAGACGTGATGATACTCGACGCCATCTTGATGGCCGCTGATCGCGCATCGCAGTCCGGCCTTATGGCCTTCAGCTTTGGTGTGCCGGAATATCGCAGACTCGGTACGCGGCGGATGATCGGGGAAGTACTCGTCCTCGATGATCGTCGACTTCATCAAATGCTCATGCGCAGGCATGCTCGCCCCATCTATCTTGATGGGGCGAGTGTCGCGTCACGACCTTATGCGACGAACAGAGCCACCGCCTTTGCTAGCGTCTTTGACGCCTTCATGGCCGCGACAAGCCGATCGAAAGCCGTGTTGATGCGGGTGCGCTCCTCGCCTTCCGGGAACGGCTTCCATTCGATGCCGAACAGCGGATCGACGTGATACTTGTTGTCGGCGAAGTTCGAGAGGTAGTCGTTACGGCGCCCTTGGTCTGCGAGGCGGTCTTCGGTCCACGCCTGAAACGCGCGTGCTGCCATTTCATGCGTTCGCTGCCAGTACTCGGCACTGCCCTGGTCAAGATTCTTGGCTTCAAGGGCGAATGAAGACATCGGACGCCCGCTCTGCACCAGGATATCGCCACCCTCTGCGTTTCCGCCATAATGGCCTAACGCGATGCGGCGCCAGTCCTGCGCGAGTTTCTTCGACCGGCGGCTGACTTCCTTGGTGCCGTCAAGGCCGAAATGTCGCTCGATCGCCTGCACTGCAGCATGTACGTTGCCAGCGTTGACGATCATCTTCGCCATCGCGTTAGGGAACTGTCCACCAAGGTTACGCCGAGCAAGTCGCACGTCTTCGGGCGTATAGGTCTCGGTCCGCGTGGCACGATGAGGGCCGTCGAGCATGGCACTGCGCAGTCCCTTGACGGCTTCACGCAACTCGCCGGCCGGAAGCAAGTCGGGATTCTCGGTGAAGTAGTCGCTAACGCCCGCTGTGCCGCCCTCTGCCTCACCAGCCATATTGTCGAGCGCGTGGAACCATTCATGTGCCAGCGCGCCGCCGCCGCCCATCTTCGTCAGATTGATGACGCGGTGAACACTCTCGTAGTGCGCCCTGGCCGCGCCATCCTTCCATCCTTTGGCACCGTGACCGCGTGCCCCGAACGCCAATGCCAAGCGGCCATTCATTGCGATCTGCTCGTCAGGAGCGCCCATCAGGTCCGCAAGATCAGCGAATGCTGCCGCCGAATGCTCGGTGTGGAATTTGGCGCTCGCCACGTCACGCAACACCCAGTTGCCGGACTGTACGTCGCGCAACCCGAACATGCCCTTGAGTTCAGCCGTAGACTGCGGCGTTACGGTGCGACCGCCAACGCGTTCGAATGAATCAGCCACCCTCATCTGAAAACGCGCAGATTCCTTCGTCACGCGCGGTGCGCGCACTGTTTCCTTCTCGGCCCATGACCAATCAGCGATCTTGCCAGTCTTCGCCGCTGTAACATGCTTTGCGAACGCATCGGAACCTTTGAATGAACGGTACCGCAGCACGTTCACGAACCGCTCTCCCATCAAGTTCCAGGCACGATGCAGAGGGTTATCGAGCTTGTTTCTTATGGTTGCCGCCAGGACAATCGCATCTCGCTTGCCATGCAGGTCGCGCCGCTGCTGGTCAAGTTCCTCTCGTAGAGGCTTGTTCGCGCGCAGTTCGTCGCCCCACTCCTTGTCCTTGGCCTCGGCGATCTGCTTTAGCTCGGCCAGCTTGGCATCGAGTTCGGGCTTCGGCGCCCAACCACGCCGCTTTCGTTTCTCGACTTCGCGTTCGACTTCATACACGTCGGCCCGGGCACGCGATTGCGCCTGATATCGCTTGTCGTTCTCCGCGTCGATAGCTCTACTTTTCTCCCACAGCTTGCGCGCCTCATCGCCGAGAGCTTGATATCGCGTCGATTCCTCGGCTGTCAGCATTTTGCCGTCGTATTCCTCGCGCAACGCGTCGAGAACGGTTGTCACTTCCTCGGCAGTCTTGGCGCTCTCCAGCCGATCACGCAGCGTCTGAAGCCCGATAGCGTAATCCTTGCGCGCCTGCGGCTTGTCTTCGCTCGGCTCCTGACCGATCGCCGCATAGATTCGGTCGACCAGGAACCCTGCGCCCGGCTCCATGCCGGCTGCGCGCAGCGCGGGCCAGTCCACTTCGCCAAATAAGTTCGACTTCGTGATCAGGTCCTTGGCTTCGCGCGGATTCTGCTCAAGCTGATCCCAGTCGATTGCGGTCGCGTAGACGCGCGCACCCTCCTGCTTGGCACTCTTGATCACCTGAGATGCGGCAAGTTCCTTGCGCGAGCCAGCGACGTATCCGGTATCGGCATACCGGTAGTTCGGGCTGTTCGGGTCGTCTTCGTCAAGCGCCGAGACCGGCTCCTCGTCTTCCGCGACGCGCCGGCCCACTTTGCGCACGGCTTCCTTCGCGGGCTCGCTATGCGGATCACGCGCGAGCTCGGTCGCGAGTTCTTCGCGATCGCTTGCGAGATCGGACTCTGCATCTCGCACCGGCGCAGCAGCCTCATCAGCAGCGCGACGTTCGATATAACGATCGAGCTTCGATCGCTCCTCCGAAACATCACGCGCACCCTGCGCGCTGACGGCCGCGCTCGTCCTGCGGCCACCGCCATTGAACTCACGACGGCCAGCGGCTTGCAGTCCTTCAATTTCGCCGCCCATCTTTTCGTGCCGATCGCGCAGATCGTCGACCGACAGATGACCATATCGGCGGTGAAGATCCTCGTACTCATCTGCGTCGGCCTTGGCGTCGCGCTGGTCCCTGGTCATGCGCTCGGATTCAGGCGTTTCGTGGTACGTTTTCGTCGCAATGGAAACGGCGTCCTCCTTAGAGTTTGCCGTCATCCACCTGCCGTCGATGCCAAACTTGTACTGCCAATTACCACCGAATTCTCGCAACAGCCCGACATCCTCAAGCACCGCATCGCTCACTGCGCCGCGTTCGTCCGCTTGATCCTCGTGCGCCCGATGCCAGCGCCCGTCGCGCAGCACGTATTCGACGCCGTTTTCGAATTTGGTCTCGCCTTCCTTTGGGCCTTGTTCATGAATGGAAGGCTGTTCACGTTCCATGGACGGAGCAGATTCCTGAACAGGAGCGGCCGCAACATGCGCCGGCTTCTCCACGACGATCAGCCGCGCGTTCGCTCCCGTCTGCGCCGGTAGGTCGGAGCCCTTAAACGTGCCTTCTGGAAGCCTCTCCACCTCTGCGCCGCGCTCATCGAGCCAGTCGCGGAACGTCTGCGCCTTCTGATCCGAGCCGAAGAACACGCCTTCGCCCGCGATCGCCACCAGCTTGCCGCCGGGCTTAAGCAAGTCATAGGCGCGCATGATATGTGCCGCATCGCGCCGGTCGGAGAACGGCGGATTCATGATGACCGCGTCGTATTGCTTGCCCGGTTCGAACGTGTCGAAGTCGTGCCCGGCGATGTTGTGACCTTTAGCGTGCAACACATTGCGCAGCGCATCGGAAACTTCGACCGTATCGACCTGCGCACCAGCATCCCGCGCCGCATCTGCTAGATGCCCATTGCCCGCCGACGGCTCAAGTACGGTCATGCCAGGCTTGACGCCGGCCAACTCGGCCATCTTCGCGGCGAGCGGCTTCGGCGTCGGGAAGAAATCGACGCCAACCTTCTGGCCGACGAGAACACGCTCCGCTTCCTTGATCGGATCGGCCTTCTTGGGACCATCCCGGAAAATCAGGTACTCGGTCAGAGCCAAGCGCAGGTCGCGGTCGCTCGTGATGCCGGCCCGCGCGAGACGGTCACGCACGGCAAGCGTTTCGCGCAAATCCCACCCCATATGCTTCTCGCCCATGTCGGCGAGCTTTTTGAAAACGGCGCGGATTGTCTCGGCGTCATCATCTGGTAGCGTGGCAACCGCGTCGCGGCCCACGCGCTCCGAAATTCGATATGCCCATCCCGAAAGCTTCGCGGCACCCTTCACGCCGCGCAGTTTCTCCGCGATATCAGCCGCCACGTTGCCGTGTACGCTAAACCTCGGCAGCCTCGCATTCCGAATGTCATCTGGCTCCGGAGACCGTCCTTCGCGGGCCCGTTGTTCGATATATGGTAGATGCCGATCCGTCTCGCGCACGGCGCGACGCACCATTCCATCCAGCGTTTCGACCGCCGCACGTGTAGTAATGCCCTTCAGATGCCGCGCATCACCAGCCTCGATTGCATCGGCGAGATTGATCATCGTACCGGCGATCGAGAGCCGCTGGCTGGCGTCGGCTTCTGCGCCGGCAGCCATGCGCGCGCGTCGCGCCGTATTCGCCAGCCGGTCACGCCCTAGATCAGCTTCTGCCGCAGCCTTCAGCTTCTCGCCAGCCTCTCGCAGTTTGTCGGCCTGCTCCTTGGGACGATCCGCTGGCGCCGCTGACTCGATAGGATGAGACGGCTCATTGGGAGACGGTTGTTGCTGTAGCGCGCCGAGCGCCCCGGATGGCCCATCCTTGGCCGCCGCCGCTCGTGCAGTTTCGTGCTGCGCGTCGTCAATGATGCCGGCATGGCGCGCGGCGTCCAGTTTCGCCGCCGTCTCCAGGTGCTTCTCTCGAATGAACCAACCGCCATCCTTGCGGAAGGTATATTCGTCGATCTGCTTGGCTTCATCCTGAGAGAGATCTCGCCGGATCACACCTCGCAGCGTCTTCCCCTTGCGCGTGATGTGCTCGACGATCTCATGAGCCCCCGATCCATCGGGATCACCCTCCTTCAAGTCGGAAGCATGTAGCCCAAGGCGCTCCATAACGCCGGACGGCTCGATACCGTCGATATGCGCCATTGCATCGATCAGTTTAGCCCGCTGCTCGGGTTTCATATCCAGAAGGGATGCTCGGAACCTCTGCTCACCGCCGTGTTTTTCCAGAAACGAATCGAGCTTTCCCGGCTTGCGCTCTGGCGACTTGGGAGCCGCAGCGGCAGGCGTTGGGGGCTGGGTGGCGTGGAGAGAGACACGCTGCATGCGCATGTGCGGTTTGACAATCGTTCCGTCTTTCCGGACTGTGCCGGCAACATGCACAGGCATGTTGACCTGCGGCGGGGTAGCTTTACTGAAGAAGATGAGCATCGGTCGGGACAGCCTTCAGATGTTGTCTCGGGATTGTCGCGTCACGATCGGGGCCGCCGCAGCGCTGCCAACGTTGAGATCGACGCCATGTACAAAGAAATGAGAGATTTTCCGAATGTGCGTTTTTTCCTTGCGAACGATTCGCCAAGACTCGCAATTGCAAGATTTCCAACATTTAAAGGACAGAAATTTGAAGTTCAGCTAAGTAATCACGTGTATTGTGTACTTGACAGACCGGCCGAAACGATAGAAATCGTTAATGGCAAAGAACCTGTAAAGGTTAAGTGGCACGGCATGAGCTATTCATTTTTGCCGGCAGGATGGAAACTAGAGGTTGAATTTTTAAATGACGCCGAGGCAACTACATTAACCGTTGGAGAGTCATGGTTCAAAAAGATATCGTCTAGTGGCCTTGAATATAGGCCTGAAACATTTAAAAGAATAAGCGCAAGACAAAGCCCAATAGCTTACCCTCTCATGAATTCTTTGAGGCAACTTACTTCGCTTGGTCGCATTGAAGAGTGGCCATTACTTATAGAGAACAATGCAAGATCGCTCGCCGCACGCGTCATGGTGCTTTTTGATGATCGCCTGAATGCAGGGAATGACGTGCATGCAGGCGTATTGCCGCGCGGCAGATTGCGCAAGGTCATGGATTTCGTCGAGATGAACCTGCATCGTCCGATCTCGGTCGACGAATTGGCATCGGTTGCTGCGCTCAGCCCATTTCACTTCTCTCGCGCGTTCAGTCGATCCATGGGCATAACGCCAATACGATATGTCTGGAGCCGCCGCATCGAACGCTCAAAGGCTCTACTCCGCAATCGGACGCTCTCGATCGCGGCCATATCACTAGAATGCGGCTTTTCAAGCCAAAGCCACTTCACAACCGCGTTCAAACGTGAGATGGGCATGACGCCGGCGCAGTACCGAGAACGGTTATAGACCTGCTCGGATTTCGTCAGCGCGCTTCGCAATGTCCTCGTGACCGTGCATTCGCGCTTCAGCCGCTGCCGCCTCGAGCAGCTTCGGCGAATAGACCCACTTATCGCCTTCCTTGATCTTCACTGGGTACTTGCGTTCGCCGGGCTCCAGAAACACGCCCTCCGGCTCGTCCTGGCGCTTCGAACTGCCAACGGTGCCAATCTTCCGTCGCAGACTGTCCGAGAGCTTCGCAGCCTTCAAGAATACGATCGCCTTGGACATCGGCGCGCCCTTGTCGGCCGCCTTCTTCTTGCGCTTGAACTCGTCGAGCTCGGCACCTTCCTCGCGCGCTTCCTGCTGCGCGGCCGGATCTTTGTCTTTGTCGAGGACGGCGACAAGATGCTCGTGCTCGCCGATCAATCCGTCAAGGTTCTCGACGATCTTGTCCTCGCCATCTTCGTTGACCACCTTCCCGGGCGCAGGCGGCTTTCCGTGTGCCTTCAGGAACATCACCATTTGCGACATACCAACTCCTTTGATCATCGCCGGTTTATCGCGCGTCGCGCGAACCTTCTCGACGAACTCGGCGACCGGCATCGCCGTGATCGGCCCGAGGAACCGGGCATCGTCATAGTGCTGCAGGTATGCCGCGCTCGCATCGTCCTCGCTGTCGAAGCCAAGCATGCACTTGTCCTCGTCGTAGGCGTCCCAGTCGCCGTACTTGCGCTGGTGCACGACGTAGACCATCGGCGCGTTTTCGAGGTTAGGCCCGAGGTACACGTCCACCTCGTCGCCATCAACGGCTTCGGATCGCTTCACGTACCCGTAGTCGTAGATCATGCGGGTTTCCCAGCCATTACCGCGCCGCACGGTCCCCGCCGGGTTCTCGATCGCGATGTCGAGGCCGTTCCAGCGCACGACCGGCTTGCGGTAGTTGCCTGCTTCGGCTTGCGCGGGTGTTGGCTCTCGCCAACCGGTCGCGGCGGGATGCGCTTTGATCATCCACAGGCCATCTTCGGTAAGTTGCGCGGCGTCGCGCAGGTCACGCCACAAAAATGACTGCTCCTCGTCCGCAAACTTCACTGTCAGTTTGGTGCCATCGACCGACGAGACGGTGCCTGTTGCTGGGCCCTTATCCGAGAACCTGTCGCTCAAGAACTCGATGCGCTGTCCTACGGACGGGAGTCCAGAACGCCGCGCTCGCAACCGCGCCAGCTTTTCCGAAATGTCAGCCTTCAAAAAAACGATCGCCTTGTTCATGCCGTCTCGCGATCGGCCAGCCTTCTTGTATGCGATCGCTACCGCTTGGTCCCTGGGGTGACCTGATCTGATCAATTCCGCGATGTTCGCGGACACTACTTCATCCGAACTTCCTTCAAGTAGCGGCACTTTTCTTCTCCAGTTTCTTGCGCAGCCATTCCGCGAAATCCGGATCGTCGCCAGGCTCGGCTTCGAGCACTGGCAACCAGCGACCTCGGCAGTGGGGGTGCTGCACACCTGCGGCAGGGGCCCACATCTCCGCCGCCTCACGCGGGATCAGTTCTTTTCCCACACGCTTACGCGGAGCGGCCGAGCGCCCCACGTTCGTCTTGCCGACCCAAACGTCGGTCCAGTCATCTTTGTCGGTCGCTCCCGGATCGACGACGTTGAACACCATTCCGTCGATCTTCTTGCAGAAAGCGCACGCGCCGACGTAGTGCTCAAGCCGTTTGACCTTGGATCCAGGCTTCATGTTCGCGATGACGCCCTGGTTTTGATCTTCCACCGCCTCGGTCACAGCGATACGCCGCCAGTCCCGATTGAGCGTGGCGAACTCATCCAACAGCCGCGTCTGTAGCGACTGTCCCGGCGTGCCGGGAATCTTGAGCATCTGCTGCTCATGGTGCTGCGCGATTACGTAGCGCATGCGGTGCCGTGTGTCGTCGGCGAGTTTCTGCACGTTCTCGGCCGCGCGCACGCGGGCATAGTCGAGCATCGCGCGCTGAGCGGTCGACATGACGAATTCTGAAACGGCTTCCGCGACGGTCGACGGGAGCGCGGCGAGTACGGTATCGGCCTGCTTCGTGCTCAGGCTCTCCATGTTGGCCTGCACGCGACCCATGAGCGTCGCGCGCGTCGACAGCCACTCGGCCTCCGTGCGTAGATCGTCCGGTGGCAAGTAGCGCATCGTCAGATAGTCGACGACCATCATCCAGTCATCGAGTGTGAATGCCTCCGGCGGCAACGTCTCGAGATAGAGCTTCACGAGCCTGAGTTCGGCTGCGCTCCAGCGCTGCATCATTCCGTCCGGACGAGAAGGCCGCTCGCCGGCGCGATGCTTCTCGCCGTTAATCCATTCGACGAGTTCCTTGCGGAAGCCGTCGAGACGCATCAGACCGCGCTGCGTGAACAGTTCGACGAGACGGCGCAGGAACGGCGAGTCCATCTCTTTCCAGATCGCGTCGTCGTCGCCGTGATCGTGGATCGCTTTATAGATGGTATGTAGCGCCCGATCGCTCTGCGTCTCGCTAAGGCTGCTGATGTCGACAAGAAGTGCCATGACGCGAGAATAGCGTCACGAATCAGAGGTGCCGGGCGGTTCCTCATCCCGGCACATTGAACGCCGCGTCTCGTGCGGATACGGCGACTCCCTAACGTGGAGACCGACGCTGAGCGTCTTCGCTATGAGCCGCTGCGGCCGTTATTTTGGCCCCACGGCGCCGCTGGGGGCTCACCGCCCACTCATCGCAGCGAATTCAGTATGCGATCACGACGCCCAATCAAGCGTCAGTTTGAGGTCAACTGGACGCAATGTCTCCGCATCCAAGATTGTGAATTCACGCCCCGGGAACACAGCGCCGGTGTCGATATAGAACACGTTGCCGAGACTCGTGAACTGCTTGACGGGCGTATGCCCAACGATGACCGCACGCACGCCTTCAATTTCCTCGACATCCATCGCGGTGATACGCTCACGTGACCATTGAGCATCGTCGATGATCGCTTGGCGTGTGCGATTCGAAATGGTCGGATCAGTCAGGGCCTGCGAAAATAACGCCCACGACGGGAACGGGCAATCCGCATGCACAATGCCGATTAGGCCGTTCGCTGTCTCCACCTCGATCGCGATCGGCAAAGTGGACATGGCGTCGGCGATCTCTCGCTGGAGCGCAGGCGGATTGATGATGTTCCAGCCGCCGCCATTGTCCGCATAGTTTCCGGCATCCATGCGCCCGCTGGGCCAGCGCTTCGCCATATCGTCATGGTTGCCGCACACGGCATGAAACCATGGCTTCGCGAGCCATTCAAGCACTAGGTTTGACTCTCGCCCGCGATCCACAAGATCGCCAACGCTGAACAGCCGATCGCGTCCAGGATCGAAACCGATCCGATCAAGGTGCGCTTGCACACGGCTGAAGCAGCCATGAATGTCCCCAATGACCAGATCACGGCCAGAGGTATTGCGCTCAAAGTGTTCGATGATCATGGCAATGAGGTACTGTCACGCGCCGCGCGCGAGCGAACTAAAACAATCGGCCCCGGCAGTTGGCGCTACCGGGGCCGTCGTGTCCCGATGCGACTACCCTTGCGGGCTCGGAACCGCGCTATCCGCAAGCCTGCCGCCTCCTGAGAGACGCCTCCAGTGCAGCGCCGGAGAAATATAGCTCGGCCGTTTAGCCCCGGCCGACCCGATCAGGCTATCGGGAGATCACGGGCTTGTTGCTATGAAGAGTATGGTCTTAATCGGATTTGGGCAATTCGATTGTCTCTTTTACGCCACTATGCGGCTAAAAAATGGCGACGATATTCGTTGCGGTCGTCGCAGCGTTGACATATTGCGGACTCACCTTCAACAGGGTCCCTGCCGGCACTGCATTGAACGTCGCGGTCGTGGCATCCCACATCGTCACTACTACGTTGCCCGCGCCGCCGACCCACAGTCCCTTGCATCCAACTGGCAGGGCGGTCGAATTGCTGGGCGTCACGGCCTGCACTGATACTGCTGCATCACTCACGCGCGCGGCGCCATGCAGACCCTGTTGCGGCGCCGGCGCGCCGGTGATCGGATCGTCGAGTTGTACCGTTGACATACTTCACGCCTCAATTTTGAAAATCGGCAGGCCGAACGCCTTGCCCATGTCTTCGTCATCGGCGGGGTCGTCATCATCCCCTTCGCCGTCATCTCCATCCGTACCGGACTTCACGCCACTGACGGAGCCGCTTGCCGAGACCTCCGCATCGGAAGACCCAGGTGGCATCGCCGCCATCCCCTGCTCGGCCTGCCATGCGGCAAGCAATGCGGGATTGACGGGCGCATCGCCAAGTTTGCTATCGCTGCCCCACTTGTCGTACCCCTCTTGGGCTCGGATCTCGTCCACACTCAGCACGAGCTTGCGCATCTCGTGCCGCTTATCCTCGTCCTCGCTATCAAGGCCCGAGAAGCGGAACACGTACTTGTTCGAGAATTCCTGTACCACGAAGTCGGTGAACAGGTTCTCGAAGTACGAGAGCAGCGGGCGCAGCCCCTTGTCCTTCGAGTTCGCGAGCTTTTCTTCTGTGTCGGAGCCGGATAGGCTTGACGTGCCGGCGCGGAAGGATTCGAAGTTGATCTCGTCCGGCGCGATGCCATAGATGGCGCAGATGATCGAGGTCAAAAAAATCATCCACTTGACGAACATGGCGTCGTCCACATCCACGCCGAATTTGTCGAACTTGGCGCCGCTCTCTTGGTCCTTGGACACCATCACGGGCAACGCCCATGAATTGTTGATGCCCTTGACCATCGCGTTGAAATAACGCTTGAACGCTTGGATGTCCTGCTCGGTGTAGTTGCCGTACAGGTTCAGGACGCCCTTCGGGATCGTGTTCGAGTCGAAATACTTCGTGTTGTAGGTGAAGGCGTTCAGAAAGCCTGTCACAACCCGAATCAGAAGTTCGGTTTCCGAGGTCCCGTATCCGCTCACCAACACACTCGAGGACGGATTGCGCGGCACGTAGATCAGATCGTCGTATGTGTAGACCGTGCGGATGCGGCTCTGCACGACCTGCAGCGCGAAGATTTCGTCATCGCCATCATAGCCGTCTTCGGTGCACAGCCGGATTGTCGAACCGTCAACGGCATAGAGTCCGTCCAGTCCGAGCGATTTGTCGCGTTTGAACTCGGTTTCGATCGGCATCGAATCCATCGTCAAAGTGTCGCGCGTCAGCTTCGCCATGAACGAGGCGAAATCGTCGCGCTTCAGGCGCATGCGTTGACGTGGTCGAGACTCCCACCCGCAGTTCTGAAAGAAGTCCTGCAGCATGAGGATCGACTTTTTCTCGTCCTTCCCCTGCTGCTGGTTCGGGTCCTTCGTGCGAATCTGGAAACCCGGGCCGCGACCCGTCTCAGGCACGCGACAGAAGCGCTGAACCTGGCGAATGCGGGTCATGATGATCGAATTCAAGATCGGCGTCTGATCGACCATCGCGCGCATCGAGTCGAAGCCGAATGCCGTCGGCTTTTCGTACCATTGACCCATCGCCGTGATCTGCATGTCGTCCAGATAGACCGACTGCATACCGGGCTTGTGTTCCTGCACTGCCTTGCTCGGGAACGGTATGACGTTGGGCTTCTGGAGCGACTTTCGGAACTCTTGCTCCTCGATCTCTTGGCGGATGTAGTCGATCACCGGCTGAACTTCGGCAGACGGAATGAGATCCGATAGCGCGCGCGGCATCGCCGCCTTCTGCATTTCTGCGTTGGCGTCATAGCGCTCGTCGGCGGGCGCATCGGAATTGAAGGCTACGGCGGCGGCTTTATCACTCATACCGCCATGATGTCGTCACGACGACCGGGGCCAGCGTTGCGCCGATACAACGGCGTTACTCTTATTTGAGTATTGGCCGTATCATTGGATCCCAAGCGAAACGTCAGCGCCAGACAGTACTCGCAAGATTCGGAATCTGATGCGCGCCGCCGCGCGGCGCCGTGTTTTCGTGGGTTCACGCCCGCACGCCACACGCCCGGGCGCTTATCGGGCGCACTTACCACTACGACTATGAACCAAAAGAAAGCGAAGTCCATTCGTCGCACCATGAAGCGCCTGTTCGGGCGCGATCCGCGCGAAGTCATCACGCAGCCGAAAAAGGCAGTCGTCATCCGCGCGCCGGGCCTGATGCGAGGCGTGATCCACTCGGCCGTCTGGACCGGCCAGCACACGCGCTCGCGCCGACCTGCGGCCGCGCCGAGTACCAGCGCCTGAAGCGCACCGAGAAGGAAAACCTCCGAGAAGGTATCAGCACGCTCGGCCCGTCGCACCACTACTTCCCCGCTGCGCTCGACGCGAAGCGGGCAACTAACGAGAGCGCCGAGAGTTTCGATATCGAGGCCGCGATCGCCTGATCGCCGCTGGTCGTGATCGCACTATGCCCGACTCCGGCCGGGCCCACCGGAGACCATCGTGGATGCAGAGAAATTCGAGAAGGTGAAGCGCGAGGCGGAGGCGGGCTACGGCACGGTGCCCGCCGACGTGCTCGCGTTGTGCGCTGAGGTCGAGCGCCTGAGCGCGATCGTCGAGAAGCACATCGACCCGAAGCAGGTCATGCTGACCGGCCTGAATATTCATCAAGGCTCGTTCGACATAGGGCTCGAGGGCGGCCCGGTCCGGATCTTCGCGGCCGCGTTCGCCGACTACTTCAAGGACTCGCCGGCGAGCAACTACATCGAAATGCAACTGTGCTCGACCGATCTCGCGATCGGCGAGCTCATCGCCATCCTGCAGCGCAAGCAGGGCAAGACGCCGCACCAGTGCCGGCTCGAGGCGGAGCGCGAGCGCGACGCGGCGCGCGCGGAAGCCGAGCGCCTGCGCCAGTCGGGCTCCGCGCACGCCGACGCCCTGCAACGCGCGGGCACGGCCGTCGGGCTTCTCGCGGGCGATGACCTGCACCGCGATCTCGTGCCGGCGATCGCGGTTCTGCGCGACGACGCCGAGCGCTGGCGCATCATCAGCAGCACGCTTCCCGACGACGAGCTGCAGGACATCGCAATCACCGTGGCCGCCGATCATGGGATCGATGTGGCGAATGGCTATAGCAGGTCGGCCGCTGACCTGCTCGACGCCGCACGCGCGAAGGGAGGCGCATGAAAGTCGAAATCACCGACCGCGCTGCATGGCTCGAGCGCGTCGAGGCGAAAATCGCACGGATCGAGGCGGAGCGGGCCCGGCGCGATGCCGAGTACGTCGCGCTCTGGCGGCGCAGCATCGAGGGGCGCCTGACGCTCCTGTTCAATCGCGACGCCCAGACGCCTACGCACTTGGGATGGTTCACGATCTACCCGTCAAACTACGCGTGGGGCGATCTGGCTGTCTTGCGTGGCATGCGCCGCGCGCTCCGCAGCGAGAACACGGGCACGATCTACTTCGACGAAGAAGAACTCGCAGTGGGAGGCGCGTAATGACCTGCTACGTCGACGACATGTACCAGTACGCGCTCGGCCAGTACGGGCGCATGAAGATGTCGCACCTGATCGCCGACACCGACGAGGAGCTGCACGCGATGGCGGCCCGGATCGGCGTCGCGCGGCGCTGGTGGCAGTCGCCAGAGCGCACGAGCGGGATCCACTACGACATCGCCATGAGCAAGCGCGAGTTCGCGATCGCCGCCGGCGCGGTGCCGATCACGCTGAAGCAGTGCAGCGCCATGAATGCGCGGCGCCGCGTAACCGGAGAGCTCGGCGATCCGGCGGACGCCGAGCAATGGCTGGCGGACTGGAGCGAGTTCCGCCGCGCGCAGCTTCAGGAGCAGGCGGGCTTGGTGGAGGCCGCGTTCGAGCGGCCGATCGGAGGCGCCAATGGCGACTGACCTGTTCGGCGAGGTGCCGCGCCGGCCGCGCGTGCTCCGCATGCACATCATCGACGCCGGCACCGCCGAGAACGGCGACAAGATCGGTCGGTACCAGTGCGGCCGATGCGGCGCTGAAACCGACTGGCTGGAGATCACGAGCATCAGCGCGTCGAAGCGCGGGATCCCGTGCGAGACCTGCAACCAACCAACACAAGGAGGCGTATGAGCGCCTGCGATACCTGCTGCAGCCCGGGCGCGTGCTGCCGGGAGTTTGTGCTGAATTTTTATGTGCCGGCCGACAACTGGTCCGAAGCCGCGCGCGACAAGATGGACGCCCACAATATGCCGTTCTTCCGGCCCAAGCGCGTGTACCCGCTTCACGAGGGGCAGGACCGGGTGCAAGTGCTGTTCTCGTGCGATCGCATCGGACCGGACGGCCGCTGCACTCGATACGACGAACGCCCGGAGACGTGCAGGGTTTATGAGCCGGGCGGCAAAGACGGATTGTGCGTCCGGCGCGAGCCGCGCCTGCGGGGCATCCCCATCGTGGCCGCGCCGAGCGCAGCCGACAGCATGTCTGTTTCACACAACACCTAAGCCGCTGGCGCGGCTCGCTTAATCAAATTTGATTTACAATTCGGGCACCAGTCGGGCGCATCGGGCGCCCGGCGCAACGGGAGATATTGTGGATTACGGAGAACTCATCGAGCTACTGATCCGGGCTTTGCCGTACCCAGATCAGATGCGAAGAATCGAATTCGCAAATGACTATGTCGAATTCGACTGGCGCGGCGTTCGATACCGCTTCAGTTCCGGCGGATCAGTCGACGAGGTTCGGGGATCCTGTCTCGCCAGTAGCAACAGCACCATCCTCATGCAATCGCTCGTCCAACTAATTCGGGCATACGACGCGGCCAACAAGGCGCGGAAGGTGGCGGCATGAGCGAGAACGTCAACTACGGCATCCAGCACAACGCGCAAGGCTACAGCGCTATATCGCGACGAAAAGACGGAGGGCAGGCGTTTCCGCACGACTATGTGAATGAGAAGGGATGGCCTGATTTCGAGGCCGGCATGACCCTCCGCGACTACTTCGCCACGCACGCGCAGGCGGCCGCAAGCGCAGCCGATGACATCGATTTCGAATTCGCCGAGAAGATGCTCGGCCGCGAGTGCCCCGATTGGGACAAAGACCCGATCGGCAACGCGACTTTCTGGGCTGATCTGCGCGCCAAGATGCGCTACATCGAGGCGGATGCCATGCTCCGCGCGCGGGAGGCATCGTGACCATCTTTCGTCCAAAGATCGAGGAATTCGTCGCGATCTGGTTTGAGTCCACGCAGGAGTGGGTCGTCATGTTCCCTGACGGCACGTCGATCCGCAACGGATTCGGCGCTGTCGGTTACGCCGTCAATGCCGCTCTCGAATATCTCAGTCGCGGCGAGGTCGAGTTCGACGTGACCGAGGATACCGGCACCTTCTACCGCTATCAGAAATGCGCGGAGTTCTGGCAGGAGGCATCATGATCCGCAACGCCATTCGCCACGGCGCGATCGCCGTGGGTGCGACGATCGCCAGCGGCGCTGTCGCTTACGCGGCGCGCGGCGATGCTGAACTGGTCGTCTATCTCGTCGCCATGCTTGCGCTCATCTTCGGCGGCCTCGCCGCCGCCTCGCATACGGAGGCATCATGACTGCCATCGGCTTCGCGATGTTCGTCGTGTGCGGCTTGGCGTTCGGGATCTTCGACCGATACGAGTACGGCTGGCGCGACCACGCAAAAACCACGTGCGCATGCGGCACGATCGCCGGAATGCTGTTGATCATCGCCGGGACCGCAGCATGGCTTTGGAGGGTCATGCCATGACCGACCGCGAACTGATCGAGCTCGCCGCGAAGGCGGCGGCCGTGAATTTGCAGTGGATCGCCCCGACATACAAAGGGGTTTATATTCCAGGAGTCGACGGACTCCCATGGAACCCGCTCACCGACGACGGCGACGCGCTGCGGCTGGCGATGCAGTTGGACATCGACGTTCAATTCAACACGGACGACGATGAGCAGACGACTTCAGCAATAGCACCTTCGCCGGAACAACCGGGAAGCGGAGAGGGCTGGAACTTCACTGAAGGCTGGCGCGGCGACAAATACGCCGCCACGCGCCGCGCCATCGTGCGCGCGGCCGCTGAAATTGGGAGAAACATTCCGTGACCAAACTCATCAAAGACCTGTCGGGCATCGAGCTCGACCACTGGGTAGCGATGGCGCTCGGCGCCGAGAGGACGCGAGATTCGCTCAAAAACTACGATCGGACCGGGTTCTATCTGGCTTATCGCGAGCACGTGAAGCCGGCCGCGTTCGCCATCGTCGGGCCGGCGGGCGTCGTCGAGCCGTGGAATCCGTCGATGAACCGGCGGATTGCAATGGAGATCATTGATAGTCGCCGGATATCGGTCATGTCCTTCGAAACCCCAGCCGAGGACGGGACATTCTGGACGGCACGCAATCTGAAGGCTACGGCGCACATGACTGGTCCGACGCCAATGATCGCCGCCATGCGCGCGCTCGTCGCCAGCGTCTACGGCGAGGAGGTGCCGGAGTGAGCGAGCCGAAGACCTTTCAGGATTTTCTCGAACTCGCAAATCAACGTGGATACAGCGCAGATCTCGCGATGAAAATCCTTGAACGACGAGCCATCATCCGAGCCGCTGCCGCGCGCGTTGGCTTCACCTGTATTTCCTGCGGAGCACGCACCGATTCCGATGGCAAACTGCCTTGCGGTCACTAATGTTGCAATAAAACAACTGATCAAATTTGCTCAATTACTCAAATTTGATTTATAGTCCGTTCTGAAGCACACACTTTGACTTACCGCATACCGCGACGGTTCTCGCGGATACTTTGGAACGAGACTATGAAAAAGGTAATTTTGACCGCATTGCTCGTGCTGGGCACGACATCGGCGATGGCGACTGTTAGCGGGGATAATAGCTGTCAAGGCAATTGCCCATCGACGGGTGGCGGCACGACGACCAATAGCGCCACGGGCGGCGCTGGTGGCACCGGTGGAACTGGCGTCGGCGTAGGTATCGGCATGGGCGGTGCCGGTGGCACGGGCATCGGATACGGCGGCACGGCCGTCTCGGGCTCGTCGTCCGGCGCGCTCGCCGGCGTCGTCGGCTCGGGCAATTCCAGCAACACGAACGCCAACTCGAACCGGAACTCCAACACGCAGGGTCAGGCGCAAGGCCAATCGCAGACGGCCAAGGGCGGCAACGCTAGCCAGAGCCAAGCCGTAGTGGGCAGCGGCAACAGCCACCAGGGTCAGTCGCAGTCGAGCAGCAACGACAACCGCTCGAGCGCGTCGAACAGCAACTCGAACGCAAACAGCGGCAATAACTCGGCGCAGTCGGTGACGGTCAACGGCGACACGTATCAGGCGTCGAAGATCCCGGTCGCAACCGCCTATGCGCCGAACATCGCGCCGACGGCCGTGTGCATGGGATCGACGAGCGCCGGCGTGCAAGGCATGTCAGTAGGCGTGTCGATCGGCTCGTCGTGGACGGACAAGAATTGCATGCTGCTTGAGCAGGTTCGCACGACGGCCGCAGTACTCGGTGACAAGGAAACCGCCGCAGAAATGATGTGCAGTGTAGACGCGTATCGCGAAGCGCGGGCCCGCACCGGCAAGCCGTGCGGCGGCCAAGCACCTTCGACAACTTCGTCATCTGACAAGCTGCCGAAGGCGGAACCGCAGAAGGTCGCCTCCGCCGAGTACACCGATCCGATCGTGCGCTCCCGCCTCGGCCTGGCACCCCTGAAGTAATCGAAAATCAGCCCGCATTCGTCGCGGGCTTTGGAGCATCCCATGAGCACATTCCGAACCGGCGATATCGTCACTATCCACAGCATGACGGGCCCATTGGCGCGATTCAACGGAACCGCGTGCGAGATCCTGCGTCCGATCAAGGCGTCGATCGCGAAGCACGTCGACACCGGCAAGCCGATGTACGTCGAGGGTCATCGCGCCATGACGATCGAGGGCGACGAGTTCATCATCCCGGTCGAGCATCTAAGCCATGACCGCGCGGCACGCCGCGAGATCGATGCAGTCGTCGCGTGGAGTGAATGCGCGTGGATGCCGAGGGAGATGCGGACGTGAGCATCCCGCTTCCATCCCTTCTCGCTTTAGTGCAGATGCCTCCTCCTCTCACGCTGCGCGAGCGCGTCGACGCGTTTGTCGGGCGGCCAATCACCCGCGCGCTGATCCACGAGATCGAATCGCTGATCGACGAGATTGAGCGCAACATCCTAGCGCGGGCCGATCCAGCAACGGCAAACGAGGCATGCGCGCTCGTCAAGCTGCACTTCTACCGGCGGATATGCGGCGCGCTAGTCTGAACCCGTGCCGGCCGGCCGCCGGCGATGACTGGAGAGATTGTGAGCAACGAATACCGAATCAGTACTATCGCCGATTTCCTGGCCGTGCCAGAGGACAAGATCGACGCGTGCCTCGCCGACTTCAAGCAGTGGATCAGCATAGCCCGAGAACCGAGCACCCTAGAAACCGCTATCGACGATCTCGCCGGCGCACCTGGATCGACGAAGTTTATGACGGTTGGCTTTACATGGGTCGATGACGGTATTCCTGGTCTGTCCGCCGTCGACATCGTAGGCGTCGAGAATCCCGATGAGCTCCTTCGGCTCCATTTTCATCCGGGAAACGATGCAGAACCGTGCTCTTCGTAGCGCTAACCACCTGACTAATGATCTCCCCACGCAAACCCCGCGCGGCAATACTGGCGCGGGGTTTCGGCTTTCTAGAGTCCGATCCGGGCGCTCATCGGGCGCACTCGCTCTGTTGCGCGCACGCGACAACGACGTAATCAAATTTGATCTACACTACAGGCACCCAGCAACCAACCAAGGAAAGGAATGAAACTCGATCTCGAGCAGTTGAAGAAGTCCGCGCAGGCGGCTGATCAAGGTGTGTGGTGCATCGGGCAGTCTCTCATAGAGACCAACGGAGGCTATATCGAATGCCTGCGTGACGGCGGCGAAGACAGCCACGATGAAAACATGCAGTTCATTGGGCAAGCGAGTCCCGACGTCGTGCTCGAACTCGTCAAGCGGCTGGAGGCGGCCGAGCAGCGAGCCGGCGAGATCGAGAAGCGGTACGACCGGGTGACGCTCGCGCTTGCAGAGAAGCAGACGCGGATGGAGCGGGCGGAGGCGGCGCCGGCCCCGACGATGCGCTGGCACGAGATCGCCGAAGGCATCATCATGGATGCGCGTGATCCAGCCAAGGGCGGCGATGCCGGCGAGCGTGCCGTAAATCTGCTCGGCACGCTGATTTTGAACGTCCCGGACGGAGCGCCACCCCTCTCGCGCTCACAAACCGCTCCGCACATCACCTGGACCGACCACGATCGCTTCCTCTTCGAGGCGGCATGCGAATGCATGTCGCCGGATCAGGTGACGGCGTTCGAGCGGGCCATCGCCGATGACGACCTGCGCCGCCGATTCGCCAATTGCATGCGGAAGCGATTCTCGCAGGACGTTGCGCGAATGGCGAAGCCGAGCCTCTATTTCTACGGCGACCATGAGCACGGTTTCGAATGCCCGGATGATGCCGCGATCGTGTCGGGTCGCAAGCTCGGTGATCGATACACGCTCAATGCGGCGTGGTACGCGGAAGTCCAGTTCGAGGTAACGAGGGTGCCCGACGATACCAGCGACGACTACGAAGTGCGCGAGGTCTCCGCCCCACAGCCGCCGCAAGCCGGGGCGAGAGGGGCCACCGGCACTTTCGCTTGCCCGATATGCGGCCGCGCTACTCCTCACGAGCACAGCGCGGAGGAACAAATCGCGCACAGGAATATGCGCAAGAAAATTCCGGACTGGCACGAAGGCACCTTGATGGAAATCCTGGGGAAAGCCGGTCTGCGCTTCCAGTATCGCAATGAGGACGTTCGCAGCGCGGTTATCGCGGGCATCAAGTGGGGATTCGACCGGGGCATGGAGAGCGCCGCCCCCGCTGCGCCGGCTGTAGCGCCGGAAGGGCAATGCGCCCACGATTGGACGTGGGCGGACGGAAAATGCGCGGACTGCGGCGAAATCGTGCAAAAGAAGACCGCGACCACAGGCATGACGCTAGGCGAACGGATTTCGCACGTTGGCGGCTGGATCAACGCGGCCGGCCATGTCGAATTCGGTAGTCCGATGGCGGTGGATGCCCTGATCCGGCATGCATTGCGCGATGCCGCCCCCGCACCGGCCGAACCGAAGGGGGAGCAGCATGAAGGCGAACGGTGCAATGCCTGCCACGGGTCGGGATGGGTTGTGCGCGATCCCGACATTGGGACGGATCAAGAATGCTTCGTCTGCGATGGAACGGGTACGGTTGAGCCCGAGCAGCGCGCGGCGACGTTGAGCGATGAGCCGCGGCCAAGTCTCACATCGCCGCTGACGCCGTATGGATTGCTCGTGCGCGCACTGCGGATCGTGGCCGGTACGACGCTATACGATATGTCGAAAGCGCTGCTGACGACGCCCGCAAAGCTATCTGCGATGGATTTCGGGCGGGCGCCTGTCACACAAGAATTCGCGTTCGACGTGTCGGCATACTTCGATTCGCTCGGAGTTCCAGACACGCTAGCCGCGCTGAATGCCGCCCTTCTCTCCACTCTCAACGGGGGCACTAATGCTGACTGACGAACAGATAAACGAACTGGCGGCGAATTATTTCAAACCAGGCAATCCGTTGGCCACCATAACGTTATTTCAATGCAGGGAATTCGCCCGCGCCATCCTCGCCGCCAGCGCGGGGCAGGCGGAGCTGATTGATGCATTGAATTTGCTGCGCGAGATCGTCGATGAGGGGCTTTCGACTTCTCGAATGAAACGCGCCCGCGCCATTCTCGCCAGCGCGGGGCAGGTGGAGCGTAAGGCGATTGACGACGGTACGATCATCGCTGCGATTGAGAGAGCGTGCGGCGCATATCGCACAAACGATAGCTACAGTTTCGAGGACGTTTGGAACTGCATCGAAGCGGCGTTCTCTCTCGCCGCCCCGACGCCCGCAGCAGCGCAGGCCGTTCGTGTCTGCGAAATTAGCGATATTGAATGCTCGCGCGGTTGCGGCGTCGGCGATTGCAAGCGCGAGCGGGAGGCTCGTTACCCTGTGGAGAGGCCCGCAGCAGCGCACACATACACAACTACCGGGACAGGCTGTGATCGGTGCGGGCGTGCATTGTCGGAGCATCGCGAGGGGCGATACTGCCCCGCCGAGCAGACCGCAGCAGCGCGGGATGAGCGCGGGGCGTTTGAGGCGGCATGGCGGCGTCAGTATCCCGAGCACACAGCTACGTTTATGAAAAGCTGCATCGATTCCGAACGTTATGTGAATACGCGCGTTCAAGACGGCTGGCTTATGTGGCAAGCCCGCGCGGCAGCATCGCCAGTTAGCGGGGCGGCGCTAACTGTACTCACTGATGAGTTCCCGACGGAAGATTGCCCGCAACGGCGCTTCCTGCTGGAAGTGTCCAATGCGATGAAGCGCAAGCATACGCATCTACTGCTGTCGACCATTCACGAAGTGCTTTTAGCTGCCCTCGCCGAAATCGAGCGCGGTGAGCGGGCGGGAGGTGGGGAATGAACTGCAATTGCCTATACGAAATGGAAATTAAGGTAGCCGAGAAGTTTGCGGCTGATCTCGGCGTGCCGGTCGATGCGCAATGCCAAGGAGTTGCCTTCGGGCTTGCTGATACCGGCGTTCGCCTTTGGCACAAGACGGAGTTCAAACTCACGGCTGACGCCAAAGGTTTCAAGCGCGGGAAACTCATTCCGGTCATGGCGAGCTTCTGCCCGTTTTGTGGGAAATCGGCGAAGCCTGACGACGCCGACGCAGCGAACGGGAGCGACAAATGAGCAAATACACCGAGCCATGTCCGTGCTGCGGACAGCCAAAGCCGCGTGCGCCGACACTGCAAGAGCGCGTGGAAGACATAATTCAGCAAGCCATCAGTGACGCAATAGGCAATAAATGGAATCAGATATCTGGCTGGCCTGGGACCAACAGCATTATGCGGCACATTGTGAACAGCCTTGCGGACGCAGGAATCGGACTCGTCGATGCGGCCAAGGAGAGCGGCGATGAACATCCGTGAGCTTCAGCGCTTGTTGGCTGCGATGGAGTCGGCCGGTTTCACGCAACGCGAACTGAATAGCGAACGTCTGCGTGCTGCTGTTCTCTCTATCGAACGCGCCGCACGCGAGGCGGCGATAGAGGAATGCGCCGAAGTTTGCCGCAAGCGCGGGGATGACCTCATCGGAAACACGGGTTGGGGCAGGCTGTCCGCCAAACTGCCTATGAGCTTGAAGAGGCTATCCGCACTTCTGGAGGGATCGTGAACGAGAAGTCTGCATCGGTGCGCAGGGTTCGAAAGGTGCGCGAAGGATCGCGCGAATGGCTGCGCCGAGAAAAGCAATTCCTTGAGCTACATCGGCTTCAGCAAGACAACTGTAAAGCATGCGGCTCGCCAAAGCGTGTCGGCTACAAGTGCTGGTACTGCGGAGAGGAATGATGACAACCCCCACCCAAGAGCTGTGCGAGCTGCTGCGCACCGAGAATGCCTGCCATGTAGGTTTCTACGAGCACTGCACGAAAGCCGCCGACCTGATCGAAGCCCAGGCCGCGCGCATCGCCGAGTTGCAGCTTGAGGGCAATCACTTGACCGCCCGAATGAATCAGGCCCGCATCACCATCGGAGCGCTTGAGGAAGGCTACGCAAACGACCTCAACGGCGATCTCGAGTTGCTGCGCGAACATATCAAAGATCTCGTAGCCGACCGCGACTCATGGCGCGACCAGTGCTCACAACGCGTCATGGATTGGTCGACGGAGCATGAGCGCGTCAAGGCCCTCGAAGCCAAATGCGCGCTACTGGCGGCGTCGCTGGATCAGGAAGAGTGGCGTATCGCCGCGCTCGAAGCACAAATACGGGAGCGGGGCGAGCCGGTGGCATATCTGTCCACGGACCCGCGCGAGTGGGACAGAAGCCGTATCAAGCCCCATGGTAATTTCACCGTGCCAGTCTATGCCAAGCCGCCCGCCGCAGCGGCGAGCGAGGAACCGAAGCCAAGCCTTGGATCACCTCTGACGCCCTACGGGATGCTTGTCCGCGCGCTGCGCATTGCCGCTGGAACGACGCTGATGGATATGTCGAAGCACCTTGGGCGAAGCCCAGCAGAGCTATCGTCGATCGAGTTTGGCCGCAAGCCCATAAGAGATGCCGACATAGTGGACGCGGCACACTTCTTCGCGTGCGCCGGCATTTACAGCACGACGCATGCACTGACTATGGCAGCGCGCGCCGCCGAGAAGGCGGCATCATGAGTTCGACAATCCCACAGCGGCGCCGATTCCTTGAGTGCGCTGATCGCTTCGCGCGCAAGCGTGAATCCGAGGCAGTCGCCGATCTCGTCGAGGCGTTCGGCACGATGCTTGCGAACGACATCGGCAGTCAGGTCATCATCAAGGTCGACGGCATCGGCGCGTTTGCGATCGAGCCGTTGCCGGAGAACAGGGAGGCATGATGGAGTGTTATTGCGATTACGATGAAGTGGCGAAGGTCTATGAGGCCAAGGTCGTCATGGCTCGCAAGCCGCACCGCTGCAACGAGTGCGGCGTCACCATCCAGTCGCGCGAGCGGTACGAGCGCGTCGGCTCGCTGTTCGACGGCCGATGGGACACCTACCGCACCTGCGCGCGCTGCCTCGATCTGCGCGAATTCGTGAAGGCGCACGTGCCGTGCTTCTGCTGGTACCACGAGAACATGCGCGAGGACGCGATCCAGACGGCGGATCACTGGGCATGGAAAGAACAAGTTCCAGGGTTGCGGTTCGGCGCGCTTCGCCGCGAGATGCGTATCCGCGATGTTAGGGTGATCGAGCGGCACCGAGAGAACCCGCAACTCTGGAAATTGCCCGTGCGGCTCGCGAGGCGGGAGGCGCAATGCTGACGTACTTCGCCGCCTACGTGCGTGGCTCGTGGCACGTCGTCTACGAGCGGCCTCATCGACTTGAACTCGTGCCAGTGCTCGACTGCGGTGAATACGCGATCGCCGAGCGCGAGGCGGAGCGGATAAACGCGGAACAGCGGGCCCGGCAGACGGCCCCGCGCGGAGGATCCTATGCGCCGTGGCGCGCGCCGCGCGGGCTCTATGATGATCGAGATGGGATGGGGATATGCTGACCGCAACAATATCCACGATCACGGAATCCGACCAACTCGCCGAGGCGCTGAAGGGCAGCAAGGCTCGAAACCAGCCTTACCCATGGCGCGGCCATTGGTACAACGTTCTCAGCGTGACCCAGAAAGGCGGTCCCGAGATAACGATGAACCTGAACGGCGAGGTTCTGCCGATGCGCTGCGCCCCTTATTGGGAAGTCGAACTCGAACGACTCTCGTAACTCACCAGATCATAGATCTGGTGAGTAATGCCGCCAATCTCAGTCTTTAAGCGGGTTTGCGACTGGCATTTCGGACATTCGGGCGCAGATAGGGCGCATCAAATTTGTAGCGTAGGCGCAACATCAGGCGATAAATTTTTAATGGGGAACGCACCAATTTCGATTAAGCGATGATAAGATTCATCTCACGTTAGCGCGACGCCTGAGCGCCGCCGGGTGCGATGCCCGGCCCCAGCGTAAGCTCATGGGTGAACGAGTGGCGCGGCTGCAACGCCGCCGACTGACAGCCGTAAGCTGTCGCTTCACGCATGACGGCTTGGTCGAAAATAGACCAGCGGAGCGCACGGCAGGATGGTACAGGCGGAGCCTGCTAAGGATGCCACAACCCCCGTGCGCTTAAACAAGGTGACGAGAGACGATCCGCTCTTGGAGCCGTCAGCCGTGAATCAGAATTTTGCTTCCCGCGCGCGAACTTGATTGGCGTAGGCCCTGGTTCACGTGTGCATGTCATCCGGTCGGGACTCAGGATGACCCTCAAGCGCCGAGGAATCAGTGAGGCTGTGGTAAGCCTCAAGCAGCGCCTAGAAAATAGCCACGCGGCGCAACGCGTTGGAGGGGTCGGGAAGTGCGACGATGCCCGGTCCCTCCGCCACGACTGGCTCACGTTACGAGCCGCTTCACGCATGGCGATTGGATGACGTGCTGACAGGACTAAGGCCGTCTTAAGACGCTGAGAGAATATCGGTGGCACGCACCGACGGTCCAGCCGCCAGTCGTGATGGATACCACTGTGAGAGCGAGGGGTTGATCCGCCGCGAATGTCTGTCGCGCGGCGGGGACCAGAAGACAGACTACACCGAGGGGGCTTTGCGGGGCTGATCCATCGGGAAGGGTGATAGCTAAACCCCGCACCTTCACTACTGGCTTGCGCTAGGCGTTATAAGAGTTGGGAGCTCGGATCTCAGCCGCCAGCAGTGAGGGTAAGGTGGTCAGAAGTGCATGGGAGTACGGCCATCCGCGCGCGAGCGCGTTCGAGCCAGACGCTATCCTCTCGCGCGGCACCGCGTATGTGTCACGAGTTCGCGGCTCACGTTACAACGAACCGCCGCCTGACCGGCGTAATCGGTCGCCTCACGCATGCGTTCGATGCAGCGGTCCACCGAGGCGAGAGTCCATCCCCGGATCCTCGGTGAGTCGAGGGGTCGATCGAACGCAGCCGTGAGGGTCGATCAGATGATGGGCGCTGGCGTGGTAGGCGCGCGGTTGATCGCCGCGTAGCTCCGGTAAGTAATCCAGCAAGCCGCATTTGATGCCCTCGACCATCGGAGAACGGGAGGAGGAGTCCTCCACGACCGACGAGGCGCAATCGATAACTGCGATGACGGGCGGAGAAAATTAGCGTGCCGCCGACTGGCCGGCGTAAGCGGCCTTCACGCATGCCGATTGCACCATCGGGGCGACCATAGCGAAGCCCTTGGGCGCCGGGTTCGACTCCCGGGCAGCAGTCGGCAGTCGTGAAGGTTGCGAAGCGAAATCAGTAGCGAGCCGGAGCGTGCGCACGCGAAGGGGAGCGAAACAAAGTAGCTGGCGCAGGCTGCGCAACGTGACGACGCGACGCGAGTACGCCAACTGGGTCAATGCGAACAGTACCGGCCCGTCACGATGCCGCCGGATCATCCCCGGCACCCTCGAAGATCCCCGAAACCGGCCGCAGAATTGGGCGGACGCTGGAACCCGTAACCAGCACCTTCATGTAGGCGCGCCTGGCGCAGTAGTGCGGAGGGACTTGTCTATCCCCGAGCCGCGTCAGGGCGCCGCCATGAGGGTGATCGAGGCAGTTGGATATTTGAGGCCATGTCGCTCCGATCGGCCGGCCATGCCGGCAACCCTCGACGTGGAAAGCCCCGGTACGCAAGCCGGCGAGCTGGTGCAGAGCCAGCACCTTCATGCAGGGGAACGGAAAACGCTGGCGCTCATAGCTTGAAATCTGACGAGACCGTACATCTCAAATGACCAAAGCGAAACAGTGCTGCGCCGTTGGGGGGATTCCGGGTCTACCCAACTGGCAAAGACAGCGCCCCTGCATGAGGGTGAATGCGCAGGCTGATGCGCGCACGCTGACACACAAGGTGGGCCTTTGAGGATCGGACGAACTAGAACCGTGAAGCGGACGCCCTGAGCCGGAGATCAGCACCGGCCACCCTCTCTATTGGTCTCCTCTCCACGCCCCCGTGGAAAGTTAAAGGCGCCTCGCGGCGCCTTCTTTTTTGGTTCGGTAATGTCAGCTATATCGAACATTAACCGCTATTTTGGCTCGTAATGTTCGATATTTCGAACATTATCCCGGGAGCGAACACGCGGCGCCGTCCACACCGGCATGTATCGATCGCACGCTACACTCATCAGGCTCGTTCCAAAGAGCCGGCAGAAATCTCCCTTGGCGAATAGGCACGTGTCACACGTCTCTTCGCAATTCAGCATCACGCCTCCGTTGAATCTCCTGAAATAGCCATCGCTCCTCGATCTCTTCGCGCGTTGTGCCCGGCGTCGAGCGGAAGATGCCGACGAGCAGCAGGAGGAAGAAGATCGGGAGGATGGTCAGCAGGTAGCTCACGAGCCGAAGCTAGTCGTCACGCCGGCCGCCCGTATTTCTCGCGCTTGCGCTCTCGTTGCACCGGATTGCGGTGGAACAAACTGCCGCACTTGACAACGGGAAGGAAGCGTAGCGCTCTGTGTCCATAGTCCATGGACCGTGGACACACACCAGATCCTAAATCTGGCACTAAGCGGTCAGATTTGTCGAATTAGCGCGGTCTGATGCGACATATGTGACCGGTTAGGGCGCCAGTCGGGCGCAGTTGTGCGCGCACCACAGTTCTTCACGCGAAGTCACGGCATAACATTGCTCAAATATAATGACGTGACACGACAATTAAGACCACGAAGCAACGTGGTCCACGCACCTTATGATCTATGGCTCAGTGTGCAGCGGCATCGAAGCAGCGACCGTTGCATGGCACCCTCTTGGCTGGAAAGCCGCATGGCTAAGTGAGATTGAGCCGTTCCCGTCGGCAGCCCTCAAGCACCACTATCCCAATACGACCAACCTTGGAGACATGCGCCACATCGCGCGCCAGATACTGCAAGGTGATGTCGTCGCGCCTGATGTGCTGGTCGGCGGCACGCCGTGCCAAGCCTTCAGTGTTGCCGGTCTACGCGAAGGACTCGATGACGAACGCGGCCAATTGACCCTTTCCTATGTGAGATTGTTCGATGCAATTGACTATGTTCGAGGACGTTCCGGCCGAGAGCCAGCCATCTGCGTTTGGGAAAACGTCCCGGGCGTCCTCTCGGACAAAACTAACGCCTTCGGCTGCCTTCTTGCAGGACTTGCCGGCGAAGATGTTGAACTCAAGCCGGCAGGGAAAAAATGGACGAACGCTGGTTGTGTGTTTGGACCCAAGCGCGCAGTCGCGTGGCGAGTCCTCGACGCCCAATATTTCGGAGTGGCCCAACGACGCCGCCGTGTGTTCGTTGTCGCAAGTGCTCGAAAAGGGTTCAATCCCGCAGAGGTACTTTTTGAGTTCAACGGCGTGCGCCGGGATACTCCGCCGAGCCGAAGCGCGGGGCAAGGCGCTGCCGCCGATGCTTCATATGGCATTAGCAGCGACTGCTTCGACCGAAGCGGAGAAGGCGCTGGCGGCACCCCTGGAGAACGAAGTGGACTTGGAATCGTCGAAGGGATTTCTCCAACAATCCGAGCAAAACGTCCAAACGCTGTTGCCTTCGGAGGAAACAACACGAGCGGCAGCATAGAAGCGGCCACCGCGCTCAATGCCAATCGCGGGTGCCACAATCCGGGTGACTTTGAAGCTGGTACGCTGCTGGTGCAGTCGACGATCGGTTTCAATGCGCGACAGGATCCTGATTCATGGATTGATCGAACGGGTCCGCTCGATACGTATGGCTCCACACAGGCAGTCGCGCAGGCAGTGCATGAGAACCAGCGCGCCGAACTCACATTGAACGACACTGCTGGGGCCATCAAATGCGCCGGAGGCAAACCCGGTCAAGGCTATCCAGCAGCACTGATCGGCATGTCCGTGCGGCGCCTGACGCCGGTCGAGTGCGAGCGTCTACAGGGGTTTCCTGATGGCTACACCAGCATCCCGACGTATAACGGCTGGCGCAAGATGGACCCGAGCGAAACTCCCGAGAGTTGCCGCGCCGAAGGACTTGATATCAAGCAGAACCCGAAAACCGGGAAGTGGCGCGTCAAGAATGTTGACGGACCGCGCTATACGGCGCTCGGCAACAGCATGGCAGTTCCGTGCATGCGCTGGATCGGCGAGAGGATCGCAAGAGCAGTTCACGGAATTCCACAGTAACTAGCCGCCTCAAATTTGAGGCGTGACACGACACTAAGCCGCGAGACAACGCGACACCGAGATCCATGACCGCACCTTTCACGCTGCACCTCGGCGACTGCATCAAAGTGATGCGCATGATGCCGGACAACTCCGTCGATTCCGTCGTCACCGATCCGCCATACGAACTCGGCTTTATGGGGAAGGGCTGGGACTGCTCAGGCATCGCCAACAACGTTGAGATGTGGCGCGAGGCGCTGCGCGTGCTGAAGCCAGGCGCCCACCTGCTAGCGTTCAGCGGATCGCGTACCTATCACCGTATGGTGTGCGCGATCGAGGACGCTGGGTTTGAGATCCGCGATCAGATCATGTGGGTGTACGGATCAGGCTTCCCCAAATCGCTGGACGTGTCGAAGGCGATCGACAAGCTCGGCGCGCACGAGGGCATGGAAGTACGAAAAGAGATCGCCACGCTCATCGCCGAAAGCGGACTATCAGACGGGGAGATCGCGCGCTTAGTCGAGCGGGATAGTCGCTTGATCCAGTTTTGGCGCGAAGGCGGCCGGAATATCTCGCCCGAGGACGCCAACAAGCTGCGCGCAGTACTCGGCTGTCGCATCCCGCCTCAAGAACTCCGTGCAGTAATCGGCGAAGCAACTGATCGGCGTGGCGACGGGACAGTGTATGGCGTCGGGCATTCCGGGAAGTTGACGAGTGCCGATGGAGTCACGGCGGCCGCGCGCCAATGGCAAGGCTGGGGCACCGCACTCAAGCCCGCGCATGAGCCGATCTGCGTCGCGCGCAAGCCGCTATCGGAAGGAACGGTCGCGGCGAACGTGCTGGAGCACGGCACTGGTGCGCTGAACATTGGCGCGTGCAGAATTCCAGGTGAACCGTGGAAAGCGCACACGGCTACCGGCCTCGGATCCGTAAAATTCTTCACCGAAGGCGACGCCGCCGTGATCGAAAAGGCACCTCACGTCGGCGGTCGTTGGCCTGCCAACCTGCTACATGACGGCAGCGAGGAAGTGCTTAAGGCGTTCCCCGACGCACCTGGACAACTCGCTCGCGCGAGCAGCAGCAGCAGCAGCAGGAAAAACCAGAACGTCTACGGCGCGATGGCGCGTGGAAGTGGGGGCGCCGAGCCGCGCGCCGAGATCGGCAAGTCCGCAGCGCGATTTTTCTACGCGGCCAAAGCGTCGCGCGCTGATCGGAACGAGGGCTGCGACGGACTGCCCGATCAGAAGGGCGGGATGAACAGCAACACCAGCGGCCAGCACATTACGCGTCGCGACGGCTGGGAGCCGGAGTCCGTCAAGAACAATCACCCAACGGTCAAGCCGACCGACCTCATGGCCTACCTGTGCCGACTCGTCACACCGCCCGGCGGTCTCGTGCTCGACCCGTTTATGGGTTCTGGCTCGACGGGCAAAGCAGCGATGCGCGAGGGCTTCCGGTTCATTGGGGTCGACGTGACGCCGGAATACGTCGAAATCGCTCGCGCGCGCATCGCACACGAACTCGCCAAAATCGAGTCATCACGTGCGACCGAGCCGGTGCCCGCGCCGCAACTCGACCTATTCGGTGAGGCGGCCGCCTGAACTACTTCACCCGCTTGAGCGTCGCGCGCGGTAGCTGCCAGATCGCCGAGTAGGAAGCGTATGCGAACGACATGCGGCGGATCTCGCCGCTGGCGCTGCGCAGAGTGAGGTAGTCGTTCAGTGTGCGCACGCCGTCGACGATCTTCATGCCTCGTCCGCGCCCCAGGTCAGTTTTCACCTCGACGATCGTCCACCGCGTTTTCGGCGCCAGCCTCCCCATGTACAGGAGCTCGGTGCCGACCTTGAGATCATCCTTGCGGAAAAAGATCGGATCGTAGAGTGCTTCGGGCTTCTTCGGCTTGGTAGTCGTTTCCGGATGTTCAGTGTGCGGCGCTGTTCGAGACATGCGGACTCCCACGATTGAAACAGGGGCGATCCTCGATCACGATCATCCGCGCGTCTTTCGTGAGCCTGCGGTTTCGTTTCGCGGGCTTGCTATCGGATGCCAAGTCTGGTGCGCGCATCATAAAAGCGAAGCCCCGGCGCTGCTTCCATACACCGGGGCTTGAGTTCGGGCGCCGATCGGGCGCTACGCAGGCAACGCCGCCGTCACGCGCGCGAGCTCGTGATCGATCGTGTTGGGAATAGGCAACGCCGCGTGCCCGATGTGCATCAGCAACCCCCCGTGATCCAGTCCTGGCGGCAGGTCCGGCACGATGTCGTTGCCGTTCTTGTAGAGCCGAACGGGCACGTTGGCGAGCAGTGCGCGCACGCCCAAGCCACGGCAGACACGCGGTGGCTCGAAGCCGTAGACGGCCGTCGGGAAGTTGCCGGAGGCTGACATATCGGCTGCCGCCAGGAGCGCGATGGCACCCCCGAGCGAGTGCCCGACGAGCGTCACAGGCCGGCCGGCGATCGCAGCAAGCACGTCGACCGAAATTGCCTTCCATGCTTTCCAGAAGCCGTCATGCACGTCACCGATGCCGGGCACATTGACCAGATCGGCGTCGAAATCGTGGAGCCAGCACTCAAGGTTATCGGAGCCCGGGAACGCGACAACGAGGCCGCTCTCCGTCTGGCGCACAATCGCGCGGGAAGCGCTATCCTCGTCGCCGATGTCCGGCTTCGCGGTGTAGGCTTCCTGCGCGATCAGCGCGAAGTCGCGCGGCGTCATTACTTGCTCGCGGTCGCCGGCGCGGAAGCGGCGGGTGGAGCAGAAGCAGCCGGAGCAGCGGGCTCCGTCGCTTGCGGCTGCAGCGCGATCGCCACGTTGAACGCCAGGACGCCGGAATCGATCGCCGCGTTGGCGATGTTCTTGTCCTTTTCCGCCATCGGCGAGGCGTCGATGAACGTCTTGACGAGCGGCAGCGTCGTATTGACGATCGTTTTTAGATCGGGAGTGGTGATCGTCGCGCCGGCTGCACAGACTTTATCGACTGCCGGCTGAACGGTCTTGCTCAGCGTGTCGGCTGCGCCTCCGGTAAAGACACCGTCAGACTTCAGAACGACGAGTTCGCCGTTCGCCGCGCCGCAGGCAATCGAAACCGCCTGCGGGAATGTGAGCGGAGGAAGCGTCGGCGCGTTCGAGCAACCGACGATTGAGGCGCACAGCGCGAGTAGCGGCGCGACGAAAAGCAGAAAACGCTTCATGATGATTCCTTTAAGGCGAGACTTTGATGATCGCGGCCGCAGCGTTCGAAACCGCCCCCGCGACGTTGGAGACGACAGCGCCTTGCGCAGTCATTGGCGCTGTGGCACCGACGCCGTTTTCCGTGAAGTGAACCGTGACTGCGCCGCCTGGCTGCGTGCTCAGGTCAAACGAGAGCGCGCCCACGTCCTTCGAGTTGATGGCGATCGCTTCGCAGCAGACCATCTGCTTCGTGTTCGGCTCGTAGAACGGCCGCACAGCGTAGGACGCGGTTCCCGCGCACCCGCATAGCAGGAGACACAGGGCGAGCGCAGCGCGGATCATTGCGCGGGCGCGACGGCAGGAGCAGCGGGCGCGGCAGGAGCAGCAACCGGCGCGGCGGCGCTCGGCTGGGCCGCATCACCGTCGCTCTTGAAGTAACGGTTGTAGATGGCATGGCCGAGCAGCACGATTCCACCGGCGATGAGTCCAGCCAGGTTCTCGGGCGGCAACCCGTGGAAGCCGGTCATGGCCCACTGAACCGTCGGCACGAGATCGGCAGCGCTGACCGTCAGCGCACCGGTCGCGATGGGAGACTGAAGCATGGAGAACGCTCCTATTCGAGAGACAGAGAGGGCCCTTGCGGGCGCCAATTGACTCTATCGTCACGACAGGAGCGGCCTCATATTTGAGGCGTCACGCTGATGCGGTGTCCCGGTAATGGCGGATCATCAGAATTTTGACGACGAACGCGCACGCCCAACAGAAGAGTGCGGCCGACGACCACCATCGACCGAGCGCGCCAAAAAAGAAGACCGTGTACAAGCAATGAAGCAGGTAGGGCCACTGCTCGAGTTCATTCATCGCGCGTGAGTCCTTCGCCCGGTATAGCGTGCGCAGTCCGAACGCAAACGGGATCATCAGCGCAAACTCAAAAATCGAATTGAAAACGTCTAGGCCAGCCATGGTTTCGGGGCTCACGATGTGATGTATTAGAGAGAATCAGATTAATAATCTGGTGATAAATGCAAGCATAAATTCAGGAAAGCCAGTATGGCTAAGAGATTCAAAGCCCGGTGGGCGTGACTTTGCAATCCATTAGGGCGCAGGTCGGGCGCCTCAACTCTTCGCGGAGAATAGGATGCAGCCAGGGTCCGACGGCTGCACTACGAGCATGCGCTCGGTGCACTGGCCTGTTTCTGCGTCGAACGCCGTGCACCGGCCGCATCGATCGCCGGCCGGCAGGTCTTGAATCATCGCCGACACGTGCACCGGCAACCCATGCATGTTCATCTGCTCGGATCGTTCCACGGCTACCTGCTTCGAGGTGTCTGCTGTTGGCAATATCATCGTGCTCGTCCCGTAAGCGCGCGCCCATGCCACGTCACAGAGCATGTTCGCAAAACTGAAGTGAGGGTCGATGTCCAACTTCAGGACCTTCGCCCGCGCCTTGCGTTCGTCGTCCTTGATGTCGACCACGAGCGCAGTTTTCGTGAAGTGCACGAACACCCAGTCGCGCACAATTGGCATGCGCTTCGATATCCGGTTCTCGATGACCTCTTGCTCGAGGTCGTCCGGATTCGGGAACAGGCAGTAGCCGTCGCGGATGCGAAACAGCGCGGTCTGCATGCACTTGTACTGATTCAGCGTCACCGTGTAGCGCGAGCGGTCTTCCTCGCTTGTGCGCTTGTCTGACTTCGTGAGATCGTCGCCCCACGTCATCTGGTTGTCGCGAAGATCCGCGTAGCCGGCCAGGAAGACACGGCCCGGATGCTTGTTGGCGAAGCGCCGCGCGTCGTTGACGTTCGGCAACTGCTCGACGACGCACATCTCGACGCCGAACTGATCCATCATCTCGGAGCAGCGCGCGAACGGGTCATTGTCGAAGACAGCCTCGATGTGGACGACGGCCTGGCGCCCGTCAGGCATACGCTCCTTGATGATGACGGCGTTGAAACCGCCCATCTGGTCAATGCCCATGTATGTGTGCCGCGCGCTCTTCTTCCATCGCAGCCCGGCTTTCTTGCCGGCCTCCACCGCCGCAAGGCAATGCGCCATCGATACCGGGATCTGGTCGGGGTCGAGGTACGGACGCCCGAGCGTGCGATTGAAGAACGACTTCTTTTGATCGCCAGTCTTCGCGCGGGCCCAAGCCTCCGCCATCTTGCGCGGCGTCATCTTCGGGCTGATCGTGCGCGGCAGCAGGAACGAGCGCGTCTTCGGGTTGGCGCCCGGGTTCGTGACAATGAGCTTCCCTTGCTGAGGGTCTTTGATCCACCCTCGGCACGTTGGACACGTCCAGATGTACTCGTTCATCGGCGCGCCAGCCCATTGACCGGTGTTGTAGCCGATCGATTTGTCCGGGAAGTTGCCGGCGGGGTCAGACAGATCGGAGAACATGCCGCAGTGCGGGCACTCGGTGTGCCAGACCTCCTGAGTCCCCTCTAAGTACCAAAAATGGATGTCGCGTCCTTCGATGTTGGCCGTCGACAACATGAGGGAGAACTGAATATCGGAGTCGCCCGTCCGCGCTCGCACCTTGTCGATCTGGTCCAGGGTCATTTCCTGCACCTCATCGAGGGTCACGATGTCCATTGGAATCGACTCGGTCGTCACCTTGCCAGTCGTCCACAGGAATAGCAGCAGCGACTCTCCGATCTTGCGCGTGAGCACGTTGCCCTCGCCGACCTTCTCCTCATTGCCGTCGACGGCGCGCCCAGTCGTTAGCAACCGGTATAGCTGCTTCGCGCTGCGCACCATCCGCATGAAGCGGTGCTCGGACTTGTGGATCGCGGTGTCGCGCGTCGGCATGAACATGCCGATCGTCACGGGCTCCCACTTGCACGCCATGTAGATGTTCGCCAACACCTCCCACACCGTCAGGCCAAGCTGCGTGGCCTTCATGCAGATCAGCATCGCGTCCTTGGCTTCCTCCCTCGTCGAAGGAATAGCCTCGTAGATCGGACGCAGTGCAGGCCGGTCGTCGAGACTGAACGGCTTGCTGTCTACCTTGAGACCGTCCTCGGCCAGGAACTCGCACCACTCGACGAACGTCTTGTCGCCGATCCCATTCGTGTCGACCCGGTAGCCGGTCTTCTCCTCAAGACCGGCAATCAGCGAGCCAAGCGTATCGAACGGATTCGGCTCCTCCTTGCGCGCCCGGCGGCCGCCCCATGCCATTACCGCAGCCTCGCGTTCATGGTCAGGCCATGCACATTGTCGGCCTCACGTAGTTTGACGAGGATGGCGCGCTGGATCTCGGGATCGGCCTCGCCGACGGCATCGATGACGATGCGGTAAAGCTGCTGGATTTTTTCGAGGTTGTAGACCTCGTGCATCGCATGCAGGTAGGTCTCAAGGATGCCGAGCCGGCGCCGCAGGTTGTTGTCGAGCAGAACTGGGTTCTTGGCCTTCTCCGTCCCGTCCTCATTTTTGCGCACGGCCTCAGCGCGCACGAGCTCTGCGTCGGAGACGATCCGGCCGAAGTAGGCGAAGAAATCGAACATCTGCTCGACGTGCGCGTCTTCGCCAGCGATCACAGCCGGCGAAGGCGCGGCGGGCAGATGCGCCTTGATGCGTTCCTGTGTCTTAGCGACCGGCTCGACGTGCTTGCGGATGCGCTTCTGTGCCAACCTGAGCGCGCCGGCCCCGTGCTTGCCAGCCGCCTCTTCGGCATCCTCGCGTACCTCCTTGATCCATCGGAACAGCGTCGAGCGCGGCACGTCAGGATATTTGGTCTGCAGGGTCTCCCACTTCTGCGGACCCTCGACCATGAGGTGTTCACGGATCGCGGCGATGACTTCCTGTTTTCGGTCTTCTTTCGGGCGTGGCATGGGACAGTCTCAGACTCAGTCCCATCAGTATCCATTCACGACGAGACTTTTGAGACTGAGGAGCGGCAGAGCCGCCCGGCTGCTGGCATGGGACGATTGAGACTCGGTCTCACTCCGGCCGGCGCGGGATCAGCTTGGAGCGGATGCCGTAGGTGAGCAGTTCGAGCATGTACCGTGCTGAGGTGCCGTATTCCTTGGCGAGCACGTGGCTTTTCTCGCCGTTGAACTCATACCGGGTCCGGCATTCAAGCACCTGGGCATCGGTCAACTTCGGCGCGCGGCGCGTTGGCTCTGGACCGATGCGGTAACCTCGCCGCACAGCCTTGGCTCGCGCCACTTTGGCAGGATCTGGAGCCGGTCGCTCACCCTCGTGCGCGAGAGCGTCAACCAGCATCGACCATGCGTTATCGCTCATATTTGGTTGGCTGGCGTCCTATGTGCGCCCTATATGCTCGGTTGTTCTTCGGACGGCGCATATCTCGGCCGTCCGAAGCCTAGAACGTCAGACTTACAGTTAGTTCACATGCCGGCGGGGCGCTTGTCCAATCCCTTCTCGGCCAGGATCGCCGCAAGGTCATCGATATGCAGGCAGTCGCACAGGCATGCGCCGACGACCGGGCCACCGATGATCGAAGCGATATTGCCGTTGCAGTAGTCATTGCCGGGCACGGCGTCGAACAAGATGCCGATGGCGTTGATGTTCACTGGACCGCTACCCCAGCCGCCCAAGGACACGATTTTGTCGCCATTCTTGGCCTCGCGGCCGT